GTCATCTGCTCCTCCAGCCACGGCAGGTCGTGCTCGCCCTTGACGACGGTGAAGGACCCGTTGACCTTCTCGACGTGGCCCATGACGTCCCGGCGGAGGGCGGCGGAGTCGGCGTACTTCGAGCCAATCTCCTGAGCGAGGCTGTCCGGGTGGATGGTGCCAATCTCGCCGATGGAGTTCGGCGTGGTCCACGCTCCCTCATGGAGGAGCTTCACGTTGTCGAGCGTGCCATCGGCGTTGACGACCTGACGGCGCCAGCCGGACAGCATGTCCTGCACGTACTGGACGCCGACCTCGTTGTCGGTGAGCGTCCGGCCCGCCAGCTCATTGTAATGCGCGGCGATGGCGCTGAACGAGGTCTGGAAGCGGTCCCCGGCGGCCAGCAACTCGGCCTTCATGGCCGGGTCGGCACGCTCGGCAGCGGTCGCAAGGTTCTCCAGCGCGCCCTTGACAATGTCGCCCATCCGTGCGTGGAGCATGTTCGTCATGTTGGCCGCGATGATGCCGTCCGGCGCCCCGGCAATCTGGCTGAGCCGGTGGCCGAGGAGCCCCGACTGCTGGAGCCCGTTGCGGATGCCCTCGGTGAAGTTCGAGCGCGTCGCGTACTCGGGCATGTCCATGCTGAAATGGCGCGCGAGGCCCGTCCGGCCCATGTTCTCGGTGATGGCGGCCAGTGCCTTGTTGGCGTCGGAGAGGACGCTCTTGCCCACCGGCATGACCCCGTACAGGATGGAGTAGTACGGCGCGTCGGTGATGCGCTGGATGACGAACATCGGGTTGAAGGCGTACCGCAGCTTGTTATACATGCCGACCGTCATCTGCCCACTCACGTTGGACCCGTCGCCCAGCTTGCGGAGCGCGACGCGCGCCTGCTGCGACAGCTTCGAGGTCACGCCCATGATGCGGAAGTCGCCCTCGGCGGCCTGCAACAGGTGGTCCATGACAATGTGGATGTTCAGCGTCGAGCCATCGGCGAGGCGCAGGTCGTTCGGGATGACCTCGGCCATGGACTTCCACAGGTTGTCGGGCTTGATGCCGCGCACATTGGAATAGTCGAGTCCGGCGACCTCCTTGGCCCGCTTCATAATCTCCTTCGAGATGGGCTTCGGGATGCCAGCCTCGAACGTGCTGCGCTCGAACCGCTGGTCGATGTTGCGGACGAGCCGCTGGCCCGTCACGCCGTCGCGGAGGGTGTTGATGAGGGCTTCGCCCGACTCGATGGGCTTGGTCAGGCTCTCGGCCTTGGACGGGCCGATGACCTGCCCGAGGATGTTGCGGGTCGTGTCGCTGAACCGCTGGCGCCCGAAGGGAACGGAGTCCACGACGTGGCTGAATGTCGGCGCGCGGTCGATGGTGTAGCGGCCGGTGGAGGCGTCACGCTTCAGGCCCCATGCGACGTCCTCGCTCGGCTTGAACCCGACCTTCCAGAGGGGCTTCTGCGCGGCCTCGATGACCGGACCAACGGGCGCGCCGGGGTGCTCCATGTAGACGACGTCCGGCTTGCCGCCGGTCCACCCGGGCGGGGCGTATTGGTCGTCCCACGGCACGCGGCTAGTCTCTTGGAACCCGCCCTTGCCGTACAGCTCCGGGAGGCGCCCGGCCTCATCGAAGGCGTCGAGCTTGGTGGCGCCCAGCGCGTGAAGGTGCGGGATGAGGTCGGCGATGGCGCCCTTCTCGCCGACGTTGAAGACGGACACGAGGTCGCCGTCGGGCTTGATGGCGAACCCGGTCTTGCCGTCGGCCGACAGGAACGTCCGCATCCCCCGATACTCGCCCTTGCCGTAGACGTAGAGCGTGTCGGATACCGCACGCCCGTTCGATTTCGTGACCTTCGCGGCCTTCCGCACGGCGGCGAAGAACTTGTCCCCGGAGACGGGCGCGATGCCCTTCTGCGTCAGGGCGTGCTCGGCGTCGAGGACGGCCTGCTTGGACCGGACGGCCAGCTCCTCGGGCGGGACGACGCGCGGGTCGCCGATGATGCTGTTGCGGTCAAGGAAGTCGCGCACGGGGCGCAGGGCCGGGTGGGCCAGCTCGGAGTCGAGCGCGACCCGCGTGATGCCGCCGCGCTCCAGCTCCTTCTCCAGCTCCTTGACCAGCTCCTCCAGTTGGACCTTGCCGCCCGTCGCGTAGCCCATGTTGGCCAGCGTCGGGTACCGCTTGGCCAGCGCGTTCCACTCGGACGTGGCGGTCTCGATGGGCATTTCAATTGTCTTGGCCTCATTCTTCAGCGCGCCACGGATGTTGGCGATGATGGCCTCGGCCGTGACGTTGTCCAGCGTCTCCGGCGCCATGAGGACGAGGTCCTTCAGGGGGAGCGCGCCGTCATACGCTGCGGCGTCCACCTTGGCCAGTGCACCTGCCATGCCCCGGTCGGCGTTCTTGTAGGTGATGGCGTGGAGCGCGGACTGCATGTCGTGGTTCATGGTCCCGAGGCGCTTGGTCCAGTAGGGCACGTCGTTGCCGAAGACGGTCGTCATCCGGGCGGCGAGGTCGGCCTTCTCCTCGACGGTGAAGGTGTTTTTGGAGACCTTCTGCATGTGGTCCGTCAGCTCGGTGACGGCATCGCGCGTGCCGTTCTCCATCAGGGTCGGGGCGATGTCATCCGGGTGCGTGTGGACCAGCTCCTCCGCGAGCCCTTCGTTGAGCACGTCGTGCTGGGCCTGAATGAGGACGTACTCGTTGGTCTTGTCGAGCGCGTAGCTGCCGATGGCGCTGTCAACCTCGGGGCCGACGTGGAACTCCCGCGCGAGCGCCCGGATGTCCTTGACGTTGAAGGCCCCGTAGCTCCGCTGGAACGCCTCGGCCGCGACGGCGTTCTTCATCTCGGTGACGGCCCGGGCGACACTCGACGGCTTGTAGACGGCGAGCGGGTCAATCATGCCGCGCATAGTGCGGGCGACCGGACCCATGACTGAGTCGGCCTGAACGGTCTGCACGAGCACCGCCAGCTTCTCCGTGTTGGATACGGCCATGTCGAGTTTCTGGGCGATGGACGCGCCCTCTCCGGCCAGCTCCGCCACGCGGACGCCGGTCGTGACGCCTAGCTTCGCGACAGACCCGACGCCGATAGTGGCGTAGGTCAGCGGGTCCGTGACGGCCGCGCCGAGGACCTGTCCGATGGGGTTGCGGGTGATGCCCTGCCCGTGGGAGACGATGTAGTCCATGGCGTGCTGGTCGGACCACGCGCCCGACTTGACGGCCTCGACGGCCTTCTTCTCGACGTCGCTCACTTCGAGCCCGGCGTCATATCGGGCGGTGGCCTCCACGATGCGGTTACGACCGGCGCCGACGTTGGCGCGGACGTACGCCTTGGCCTGCTCCTCCGTCATCTTGCCCGCCTTCATCTGCTCGATGGCGTAGGTGGCCTCGTCGCCGGTCTTACGCCCGGCCGCGATGTCAGCCTGCGCGCCGGACCAGTAGCCCTCGAAGTTGGTGAACCCGCCCATGCCGCCCGGGTCGAAGACGCCTGCGCCGCCGAGCCCGCGCTGGACCTCCGCGCCCGGCAGCCCGAGGAAGGACTGCACGGCCTGACTGAAGGCCCCGCCGAGGGAGCCCGTCGTGGTGCGACCCGTGACGAGGCCCGGCACTGACCCGAGGAAGCTGTCGTGCTGCATGTCGTCCAGCATCTTCAGGTACTCCATATTGAAATCGGCCTTCAGGTTCCCACCGCCGAGGACGTCCTTGTCGGCGTTCGTCTTCAGGATGAGCCAGTCGGCGTACATCGGGTCGTTGCCCGCCTTCAGCTTGGCGCCGATGCTGTCGAACGTCTCGTCGGACCCGCCCGGCAGGTAGCCGAGGGGCACGTGCGAGGCGACGGTGGCGACGGCCTCGACGGGCTTGACGACGGTCCAGTCCCCGATGCCGTGAGCGATTGCGCCGAGCCCACCGGCCGCGCGTCCGAGGTCGCCGATGACCGGAGCGCCGCCGAGGACGGAGCCGTTGCCCTGCCCGAACAGTGCGTGCCCGAGGTTGTCGAGACCCTTGCCGAAGCGGTCCCACGGCATCATGCCGTCAATCTCCGCCTGCGTCGCCTCGTGCCACGAGCCGTCCGGGTTGACGGAGCCGGACGGATATGCGCCACCCGCCGCCGGGCCGGTCGCAGCGGGAGCTACGCCGAGACCGGCCAGTGAACCAGCGGTCGCGGGCGCGGCGGGGGTGGCCAGACTCCCCGGCTGAGCCGGGGCGATGGGGGCCGTGGTGGCGGGAGCCGTCGGCGCTGGCGTGTTGCCGGGGCCGAGCTTGGAATAGTCCAGCATCTACTTGCCGTGATTGTACGCGAAGGAGTCGTCCGCTGTCTTCCCCGGGAAGGGGTCAACGTAGGCGGTCGGCGCCGGGGTGGGTGCCGGGGTCGGCCCGGGCAGGTTCGACGGGGCCGGGGTGGCGGTCGGCGCGACGCCGGTCGGGTTCTGCGGGGTGATGACCGGATTGGGCTGCGTGGGCGGCTGCATGGCGCCGACGAGACCGGCCCACGGGGCGTTGGTGGCCCAGCCAGCGGCGCTGCCGCCCTGTCCGATTGCGCCGGTCATGCCGGGCTGGCCCTGAAGGTAGCTCGGGAGCCCCGGGATTGTAATGTTCTGCCCGCCGAAGTTGACCTGCACCTTGCCCTGCGTGGCCTCGGGCACCTGCGCCATGCCGGGGTACTGGAGGTCGGCCCGCATGGCCGGGTTCATGTTGCTCGCGCGCACCGCGCTGTCGAGGCTGTTGTCCTTGACCGACGTGGCGGTCTTCCACGCATCGGCGATGCGCTGGTCGTACGGATTGGTGATGCCCAGCACGTGCATCGTCTGCGCGAGGAACTGCTGCTGGAAGTTGGGGTCCGCCGCGAACTTGGAGACTTGGTCGGCGGTCTGCGTGGCGGCCGAAGCCGTGACGGACGCGGAGAGCGGCGAGCTGAAGGTCGTGCCCGGGATGTCCCCGGCCTGAAGGCGCGAGTTGCTGAACGCCTCCGCCGACGGGGTCGAGCCCGCGAGCTGGATGGGGGTCGTGACGGAGGAGGTCACGTGGCCCTTGTCGTCCACCTGACTGTTGACGGTCGAGGACTGGAGCCAGCCGTTCTTGACGGAGACCGTGATGCTCGACTCGACGCCAGCCTTGCCCTTCTCGACAGTGCTGGTCTTGGTGTTGATGGTGCCGCCCGCGATGAGGGCGTTCTTCTGCTCGTCCGTCAGGGTGATGGCGTTCCCCTGAGAGTCCTTCAGGTTCGCAATCTGGGACCCGACGTCCACGGCGGTCGCGGCAGCCGGGGTGACGTACGTGTCGCCCTTGTTGTCAACCTGCGTGGTGGCGCCCTCGGCGAGCGGGGACGTGACGGACCACTGGTTCTGGCCGTGGTTGTCCTGATACGACCAGAGCGTCGTGGGCTTGCCGCCGACGTTGTACGTGATGTTGTAGCCCGCGAGCCGGGGCGAGCCGTTCGGGTCGTTCGGGTCGGAGACGTAGACGGCGTGCGACGGGACCATGGCCATGACGGCCTTGCCGTCCGAGCCCGGGACCATGACGGCCTGCGCGCCCTGCCCGATGGCGCCCGCCGGGACGATGCCGAGATGGCCCTGCCCGGTCGGGTCGTAGTTGCCGTTGGCATCGACTGTGGTGTAGGCGAACGCGGCCGGATTGGCCGCCATGTCGGCTGCCTTCTGCTGGAGCCCAGACAGGACCATGGAGGTCTGCGGGTCCACGCCCGGGCGCCCGAGCATCGTGGTGCCGAAGGACGGGGCGTCACCGCCCGGCTGTCCGAGGAGGCGCAGCGCGTCAGCGTCAATCATGGCCTTCGACCCGGCGTCGATGCCGGGCGTGCCGCTGAGCGTCTGGAGCTGTTGCGCGTACATGTTCGAGGCGTTGGTCTTGTCCATGTCGGACGCGGCGGGGTCCTGCATGACCTTCATCCACGCGGTCTCGAAGGTGGTGTAGGACTGCGCGACCGGCCAGACCTTGGTGTTCTGAGCCCAGCCCGCCATGGCGCTCATGCCCTGCGTCGCGTTTGCGTACGCGGAGACGTACCCGGCCTTCTGAGCCCGGTCAGCGATGAGCGAGTAGCCCTGCGTCGCGGCGCTGATGTGCTGATTGAAATAGCCCTCGGTGAGCTGGCCGTCCCAGTGCGGGTCGGACTTGTGGATGGTGTCGAGAAGGGCCTTGTACTTGTCCGGGAACTGCGCGACGTCGGTGGTCAGCTTGGCCAGCAGCTCGTCGCCGTTGCCGGTGACGCTCATGCCGGTGGTCTTCGACAGGTCGGACAGCGCCTTGGTCATGGCGTCACCAATTGCAATGTCCTTGTCGGTGGTGGAGGTCACGAACGCATTGAAAGCGTCGGACTTGGCCTTGTCGGCGGCAGCCCGGCCCTTGGCCTTGGCCCCCTCGATGAGCTGCGCCGCGTCCTTCTGGAGGGTGCGGTAGAACTCGCTGTTCTTCGGGACCTTGTTGGCCCACTTCAGGAAGAACCCGGCGTAGGCCGTGTCGCTCATCTTGCCCTGAAGGTGCAGGACGTCGGCCTTCGACTGGGCGATGCCGTATTCGAGCTGCATGATTTGGTTGTTGGACGACTCGTAGTCCGGGTCGCCCTTATCGAGACCCTTCTCCCGGTCCTTCCAGTAGGCGAGCGCCATCTCGTCCGTCACCTTCTTACCCTCGAAGGTGCCGCCGTTCTTCCACGCGTCCATGATGAGGCTGTCGCGCTTGGCGACGTACTCGCGCGCAAGCGCGATGATTTGGGCCGAGACGTTCGGCGCGACACGGGGCTGGAGGCCGAACGAGCCCCTGCGACTCCGTGCCACTACTTCCGCCCGTACTTGGTGTTGTTCAGGATGCGACCGCTGAGCTTACCACCCGCAATCATCGACTGGACCTGCGTGGACTGCGGCCCGTTGGCCTGCGCCGTGGCCCCGTTGGGACCCTGCGCGAAGGGGCTGGAGTTGCCGCCCGCGACGTCGGGAGTGGCCTGCTGGTCGTACTCGCCCGCACCGTTCGGCGAGGTCGTCGGCGTGCCCTGCCCGAGGGCGGTCTGGAGGGCGGCGGCGCCGGAGGCCGCCTGACCCTGTGCTTGGTTCTGCACGCCCTGCGGCGCCTGAGCGTTGGCCGCGTTGAGCGCCGACATGAGCTGGACCATCAGGTTGACCCGGTCCGGCCAGAGCGTCGCGTCCGTGGACTCGCGGCGGATGATGTTCTGCTCCTGCTCGGGGTCATCGACACCGACGGCATCCATGCCTCGGGCCTGCGACCAGAGCTTCGCGTTGACGAGGCTGGCGGCTCGGTTGGCCGTCTCCATCTCGTCGCGCGGGGAGAGCGACGGGTCTTCCATGTCCAGCCGAGGCATCCCGTGAGAGATGACCCGCTTGACGAACTTGGCGTTCTCGCCCTTCATGTTGGCCCAGACGCGGCAGACCAGCTCCCACGTCTTGCGGTCCCACTCGTAGAACAGCAGGCGCCGCATTGCAATGCGCGACTCGTAGTTCGCGAGGAGAGCGTTGATAGCCTTCGAGGAGTTCAGGACCGCGCTCGGGGCGAGCCCCAGCAGCAGGTCGTTCAGGCCGGAGATGATGGCCATTTCCCGGTCGATGCGGCCGAGGAACTGCTCCAATTGGAATTCCGCGATGTACGGGGCGATGGCCTCGAAGCGGTTGCCGGGTCCCGGGGACACGGTCTGGTTGAGCATGGGCTTCACGGCAGCGGCGCCGCGCGCCGGGGCGTTCTCGCCCGTAATCTGCCAGTAGTCGCCAGCGGTGGCCTTCTGTATCATCTGCGCGCCAGCCGTGATGCGCGTCATCTTCTCGCGGATAAGCTGCTCCATGTCGTGCAGCTCGGACCGGCCGGTGGGGGTGCCCGGGATGAAGGTGTTGAACAGGGGCACGTACGGGACGACCCCCTCGTAGTAGTCGTACTTCACGTCGCGGACGACCTCGTTGCCGACGACGATGCAGTTCCACGTCTCCATCTTGGCGGGCTGGCCCTTTTTGCCGGGCTTGCCGACCTTGCGGTACCAGTAGTCCCAGACCTCGATGCGGGCGGGACCCCAGTTCAGCTCGGGGCGAGGGATGTCGGCGTAGGCCGAGTCGATGGCACCCGTGACCCACGGGACTATGGTGCCGGACGTGCCGGAGAGGTCCTTGGCCGTGACCTCGACGCTGTATCGCTCCATCGCCGCGTTCGGGTCGATGAGCGTGACCTGCGCGGCCCACTCCAGCGAGTCGTAATTGTCATCCTTGAACCCGAGGTACAGGTTGCGGGGGTTGATGACGGGCTCGGCGCACGGGTAGCCCTTCATGCTGTCGGGGTAGACGAAGGAGGCGGTCCGGCCGTAAAGGCCCTTGACCACGGCGGCCTTGTGGCGCTTCAACTGCCACTGCTCGTCCACGGTCCACGACTCACGGATGCGCTCCAGAGCGTTCGCGTCGTCGCGAGCCTCCTCGCTGTCCGCGATGGCGACCATGTTCTCGATGGGGGCCACGGACTGGAGCGCGGCTGGGACCTCGACGTAGACCTGCGGGTTGTTCAGTGAGACGTGGCTGCGGCCATCGACCTTCAGATTGGGGTCGTCGGGCCACAAATCGGCGCCGAACTGGGTATAGGTGGTCGAATAGAACAGCTTGTCGTTGCGCTTGCACTCGTCCGCGAAGGCGTCGTGCTCCAGCTTGATGCCCTGAATACGGCCCTGCAACTGGCGCTGGAGGACCATGTTGTCCTTCTCGCCCATGGTGAGCCCGATGGCCAGCGTCAGGTCTTGGTACTTGGGTTCCACTGTGCTGCCTATCCTACGCGGGTCGCTTGAAAGATGCAACTGTCGTCTGAGACATGTCCTGCCCGGCAAACAGCTTCTCGGCCGCCGTCATCAGACGCTCCGCGTCGGGGTCCCCGTAGACGAACCCGCCAGCCTTAGCCGCGCCCGGCCGGGGGAGCGAGCGGGACAGCTTCACGATGATAGCGAGGCACATCACGAGGTCCTGCTCCTGCTGGCGGTCGGCCAGCTTGTAGTTGAGGCACTGCTTCTGGACCTCGGACCAGAACCCGCCGACGGGCAGCTTCAGGTTGCCTTCATCGAACGCGGTCCGGAGGTCGGAGAGGAGCTGCCGCTTGGTCTTGATGACGCCGCCGAACTCGATGGTCCGGACGACCGGGATGGCCTCCTCCAACAGCTCCTTGAACATGTGCCCTCCGAGCGCGGTGTGGTCCACGCCGGTCTCGATGTCGGCCCCGTCCTTGGCGTACCGCTTGTGGTCGCGGGCGCCCAGCGCGACGATGCCGCGCGTGGTCTGCTTGCCCTCCTGCCGGTCCAGTGAGACGCCGGTCAGACGACCATCGCCATCCATCTCGCAGACGAGGGACCAGCACTTATCCTTCAGGCCCGGGTCGAGCGCGTGGGCGTAGACGTGCCCGGCGCCGCCGGGCTCCGTGCTCTCGGGCAGCCCCTCGATGAAGGCCGCGCGCACCGACGCCGCGTTGAACCAGACCCCCATCGCTTGGATGAACATGCCCTCGATGTTCTGGTCAATCCAAGCCTGCGGCTGGTGCAGGATGAGGGCGTCGAAGGACTCGCGGTCGATGCCGAACCCGATGTTGTCGCGGGTGGACATTCTCATGCTGAAGGCGCGCGGGTCGCGGAACGGGTCCTCGGGGTCGCCCGTGAACCACAGGTCCTCGAACTCGGTGGACGTGTCGGCTGACGGGGTCGAGATGAGGAAGAACTGCCCGCCGGTCGAGAGGCGCCGGGCGTGCATGATTTCCTTGACGAGGTACACGAGGCTCGGGCTCTCCTGAAGGCCCGCCTCATCGAATGACAATCCGTGCATGTTCTGACCGATGGCCGACAGGGCCTTGGCCTTGGTGCTGCGGAAGTGGACCTGCGCTCCGCCCAGCTCCCCGGCGAAGGCAATCCACGCGTACTCGCCGCGCTCCTTCGGCCCCTCGGTCCACTCGACGCCCTCGGTCTGCGTGGCCTTGGCGACCTTCCGGGCGCCGACGACCTCGCTGCCGCCACCGATGGCCTTGGTCCACGGGCAGCCCGCCTTCTGCGCCGCGTGCGAGCCGCCCAGCAGGTTGATGACCTCGCTGAAGACCTGCTCGGCCGGAGCCTGCTCGACGGCGAAGTGCCACCAGTGATACGGAAGCGAGCCGAACCGGCGCAGCTCCTCGGCAGTGGCCCCAGCCTTGGGCGGCTCCAGTCCGGTGCGGTAGATGCAGGAGTGCAGGATGATAATGGCGAGCGCCATGGTCTTGCCCGCGCGGTTCCCGGCGGCCACCATGACCCAGTAGTAGAACGCGCGCCATCGGCTGTCGGTGCGTTTGATGTACGCCTCCACCATCCGGCGCTGGCCCGGGTGCAGCTTGACGCCGAGGAAGATGCGGGCGAACCGCTCGGGGTCCCAGCGGCACCGCTCGAACTCCTTGACCCAATCAATCACTTCGCACCGATGTCGTCGGGGTAGGTGGCCTCGGCGACGGCGTCGTCATCGTTCTCGACCGGCGCCATGAGCCGCTTGGGTTCCTTACCGCCCGAGATGGCGACCGGCGCCAGCCCGGCGGCGGTCATTGCCTCGAACAGGCCCAGTTTCAGCTCACCCTGCACCTTCTCCCGCCGGTCGCTGAGACCCTGTGTCTTCAGGATGGAGGAGATGGCGGACTGGAGGTCCTTGCCGAGGATGTCGTGGAACTCCGACCAGTCGTGGCGCGGGTAGGTGTCGGCGCCCTCCACCCCGGCCTCCTCGGCCTTATCAAGGGCCTCGTTCAGCTCCTCGGCGCGGGCCTTGGCCAGCTCGATGCGCCGCTCGATTTCGTCCAATTGCAATCGCTGGAGGGCGAGCACGCGCTCGCGCACCGGCAGGTCGGGCTGGACGTTGACGTCGCGGAGGTTGCCCCCGGCGACGTGGTCCTTCAGGTGCGTGAGGATGGCCTTCGAGGACGGCGAGCCGCCGAGCACCGATGAGATGGTGCTGGCGTTCATGCCGTCGTTCCACATGGAGGCGATGGCGCGCTTCTGGTCCGTGGTCTTGCAGATGGCGCAGCGCGTTGAAATTGTCATTGGGCACCAAGGATGGCATTGAGGACGCCGTTGCGCAAATCGACCGGCCGGATGACGACCGCCGGGATGCCGCAGAGGTTGAGGAGCTGGAGGTATTCGAGCTGGCCCGGCTCGAAGGTCCCGTTCATCCGCTTCAGCTCGATGGCGAGGCTCCGGCGCTGGCGCTCGTGCAGGAGGAACAGGTCGGGGAAGGACTTGGCCGTGGAGACGAAGATGGGGTTCCCGGCGCCGTCAAATGCGGCGATGCCCTTGCCGACGTGCTTCACATCCCACCCCCGGGACTTCGCGCGCGCCATCGCCCGGGCTTGGAGCGTCTTCTCGGACATTTTGGAGTCCTTGCACCACTCAACGCCCTCTTTGTGGGTGATGAACTTGCTGCACGAGGGGCAATACGCCTTTGCGGCCTCCTTGAAGGCCAATTTGGCGGCTTTCGGGTCAGATTTCACCATCTCAACGCTCCGGCGGAGCCCGAATTCAGTTGAGTCATGTAGAGTAGTGTCATTCATTGTCGTCCTGCGCGTCCGTCATGTTGCGCAGCCGCAGCCCGGGGTAGAACTTGCCCGTCGCGCGGACCTTCTTCCCGTACTTCCGGCTCATCGCGAGCCCGAACCCGGTCTGGGTCATGCGCTCGATGCCGTTCCGCTCGGCCCAGCCCTCAAACGCCTTCCAGACCTGCCCCGCCGGGGCCTCGGCCTTCGGGTCAAGGATGGTCAGCTCGGCCTCGAACGCCGACAGGGGGTCATTCTCCGAAATGTAGTCGGCCGACCAGTTCGTCACCTTCTGGGGTTCGGGCAGGCCCAGCGTCAGGTACTCCTGAGCGGCGATGGCCATGACCCGGAGCGCGCCTTGGAGGCTCGCGGTCTCCTTCAGCCGGTCTTCCAGCTCCTTGTCATCGCGCTTCGGGTCCCGGTAGTCCTGCTCGAACCACAGGATGCGCACGCGGCGCTGCATCGACGGGCCGACGTCGTCCGTCCGAGGCGGGTTGTTGGTCAGGAAGACGATGGTGTGCGTCGGGCTGAACGTCTTGAAGGTCTTGGCATAGAGGGTCCGGCCCTCGATGGGGTCGTTGCCGGTATGGGCCTTCAGCATCTCCTCGTTGAACTGGCCGCCCTGCGGCTCGGACATGTAGGTGAACCGCGCCCCCTCCAATTTCAATAGCTCCGGCCGGGGCTTGTCGCTCGACGCCGACCCGAACTTGGTCCGCATGTAGAGCGTGTCCGGTGGGGTCGCGGCGTAGTCGCCCAGCGCCTTCGTGACCGTCCGGGCCAGTACGCCCTTGCCGTTCTGACCCTGCCCGACCCACATCCAGAACTTCTGCTCGCGGTTGGTGCCGAGCATCGAGTACCCGAGCACCCGGAGGAGGTAGTCGCGGAGGTCCACGTCGTGGCCCATGATGTCGTCCACGAACGCGGTGAACGGCTGGATGTTGGCGGCCGGGTCCCAGTCCACTCCGGTCGAGCGCGAGATGAGGAGTGCCGGGTCTGGCGAGGTATCGAGGTTGAGGGTCCGGAGGTCGAGCACCCCGTTACTGAACCCCAGCAGCTCCGGGTGCTGGTCCCACTCCTCGCCCGACATTGCAATCTCGGGCATCGAGGCCAGCGTCTTCAGCACGGCCACTTTCTTCCCGTAGTCCAGCAGCGTCGAGTAGACCTTCATGCTGTCCGGGCTCGGGTTGATGGCCGTGCTCGGCAGCCACGTGCGCACCAACTTCTCGCGGACGAGGTCGAAGACCTCCGTCGTGCGGTCGGGCGCCCAGCGGATGCCATTCCAGATGTGCCACAGGGAGGTCGAGTGGTCGTACCGGACCCGGTCGCCGATGCCGAGGGGGCTCGGCTGAGCGAGCATCGTGGCGAAGTAGTCGTCGCGGCTGGTCAGATGGACGGCCTGCTGAAGGGCGTCCCACTGGTCATCCGCGCTAGGCACGCGGGGCTCGCTTGTACGCACCCTTGATGGTGTCTCGGGCGCGGGAACGGGGGTGGCCTCCCTTGATGGCAGCGGCGAGGAGTCGTGTCATTGCGTCCGCCAATGGTACACCCTCCTCCATCGCGGTCATAGCCGCCCAGTGGATGACGTTGTTCTGGTTGCCGTCGGCGGCGTTCTCGATGGCCTTCTCCAGACCCTCCAGCCCGTAGGTCCACGTCTTCGGCCACTCCCACCACGGGACGCCCTCGACGTAGGTCTGGGTGAACGAGGTCATCGACTTCTTCTCTGGCTTGCCGTCAAGGAACTGGTCCTCGGCCGCGAACCTCTCGCGGACCTTCTCCGGCAGGATGTCGGGCATGTAGGTTGTCGCGTCCGGCGACACCAACGGGAAGACCCATTCGTAGGTCCCGTCAACGGTGCCGTCGGACGCGAAGTGGAGCGAGGGAGGCGCGACGACGTATCCGCCGAGCCCCTTGAAAAGGAGGGTACGCGTAGGGTCCGGTTGCTGGCCGTCCCCCAGCCATCGGTTCTTGTCCGCGCCGGGCATCAAGAACCACACGTGGAGTCCATTCTTGGTCTTCGCGACGACGCTCTCGCCCGCCTCGACCTTCCAGCCGAGTTCGAGCATGAGGTTGGCCGCGCGGTCGGTGTCGATGTCCGCCACGTAGTAGCCGGGCGGGATGAGGATTGCAATGCCGGTGGTCCCGTGGTCCTCGCTGAAGGCGGCCAGTACGGCCTCGACCTCGGCGGGCGTCTCGGGGTCCCCGTTGAAGGAGTCGTCCCACGACCAGCTCTCACCGTGGACGCGGCCGTTCGGCTTCTTCCCGGTGAGGGCGAGGATGTGGAGCCCGGCCGACACGTAGTCGAGCGCGGCCTGCTGGAGAGGGGTCAAGGTGCTCCTTTCAGGAGATGCAGGCCCGGCACCGGCCGCAGTAGGAGGACCGAAGTCCATTCCTGCGGGAGTGGTGCCGGGCAGGTCCCGCGTCGTGGTCTGCCGGGTAGCTACGTCCGACATTGCCGCATCGCGAGCCGATGTGGTTAGCCGAGGCGCCGCTTCTGGACCCACGCGTTGAGGTCCACAGCGAGGATGAGGTACGACCTCCCCCGCTTGGTGGGCTCGCGCGTGGCAAGCAGCTCGTGCTTTCGGATGGCGCGCCGAAGGGTCTCGACGTTGCATCCGACCAGTTCAGCCGCCTCGGCCGTGGTGAACTTCCGGGCGGCCACCATCAGCGAACGCCCATCTGGTTGAGGGCCGCCCCCACCCGCGCGTCGATGCCCTTGCGGACCTCGGCCCGAGTCAGTCGGCGCGGCTTGTTCTGGACCCAGCGGGACCCATTGCCGTATGACTCGGTGCGGGTGAGAACGGTGCCGTCATCGCGCTTGACGGTGACGGCGACCGTGACGTCCATGGCCTACTTGGCCTTCGCGAGCGGCTTGGCCGGGCCGAGGAACGCCTCGATTTGCGGCCAGCCCTTGTCGTTGTGCGTGACCTGCACCATGACCTCGCGACCCTGCACCTTGGACAGGTCCACGGGGTTCTCGGCGGTGCTGGCCAGCCAGAGCTGGAACTCGGCCGGGGTGAGGAGGCCCTTCAGGTAGAAGTACGAGTTGCTGCGCTCGTCCGAGCTGAAGACCTTGACCGACTTGGCCTGCCGGAGGTCCAGCGTGTCGTCCGGGCTCTCGGCCTCGGGCAACATGACCGGCTTCCGCTCCTCATCGAGGATGGTCGCGCCGAAGTCGAACCGACCTCCGTCATCGACCTTGCCGAACTTGTCCTTGTCGGTCTTGAACTGCTCGACCACTCGGTAGTCGATGTCATTGAACCGAGCGACGTAGATGCCGTCCTCGATTTCGGGCGCTGAGCCCGAGGCTGCCGGGGCGGGGATGTTCATGCGTGCTCCTTTCGAGCAATCCCGACCAGAGCGTCGGGTGAGTCCCAACTATACCTCCACTGCTCAACACCTGTCAACCCCTCTATGGGACCCTCGATTTTTGGATTGTGGCGGGTATGACGAGTTGAGCCTTTTGGGGACAAACTACTAGCTGGAGTTCTTCACGAGGGGCTTTCCTCGGCAACCCGGCACAACCCGTCATTTTGGGCCAAACCCGTCATTTTTGGGGCGATTTTGGGTCCCCGGGGGGCTGCATGTCCGTCCGCCGCCCTTCCGCCCCGAAAGACCCCCCACCCCGGCGGGTCTCCGCAAGTCGCCGCAACCGGCCGACCGCGCGCTCGTGGACGGTGGCACGGTGGCTCGTGGACATGCTCGACATCACGACACCAGTGCACAAAACGAACACCCGTACTACAAGCGGTGCCAACACGCACCATCCAGTCTCGGCCGATACCCCCCGGGGGTATTGCATTGCCATTGCCCGGGGGTATGCTGGACGCAGTCCAGCCGTCCGGAACAACCGGCCGGTGGGCGGAGCACGGAAGGGGTAGCCAAGATGGCCACCAGCACCAGCACCCGGAAGCGCGCCACGGCAGCCGACATCGCAGCGGCCGTGAAACTGGGCAGCATCGCACCCGATGCCGAAGTCGTGACGGCCGACGAACTGGCCGAGCGGGATGCCGAAACCCGCGCCACCGTAACGGCCGAGCGGCCGAGCCCGAGCCTGTCGGCAGCCGAGCACCAGTGCGGCATCGTCGGATGCCGTCATGGCAGCGCGCATCCGGTCGTCTCGCAGCCGGACCGTCAGGTCAAATTGCAATGCCCGGGATGCGGCGCAGTCGCCCGCATGACGGCAGCGGCCATCGCCCGGACGGCCGGGGCGGGCATCACCTGCAATGGTGACGGCCAGACATTCACAGTGGCAGCGCGGCGCACCTACTCCCGGAAGTCGGCATGACTGCGAGCGCGCAGCCGAGCACCGGGACGTCCAGCACCAGCACCGACAGCACGAAAGGGACACCGACCGTGGACACGAGCACCCCTGCGGGCAAACTGGCGGCGGCCATCGACGCGAACATCCCGGCCCTACTGATGGGCGCACCCGGGACGGCCAAGACGGCCACCATCGAAGCAATTGCAATCGCCCGGGGGGCGTATCTCGAAGTCGTCATCGCGTCGGCCCAAGACCCGACGACAATCCTCGGCATCCCGATGCCGACCGAAGACCGGAAGTACACCGAACCGACCATGCCCGGGTGGGCGCGGCGCATCAACGCAGCGCATGACGCGGGACGGCCGACCATCCTGTTTCTGGACGAACTGACGACGGTCCCGCCGTCGGTGGCGGCGCCATTGCTGGGCATCGTCCAGTCCCGTCGGTCTGACGGCTGGACACTCCCGGCCGATACTCGCATCGTGGCAGCGGCCAACCCGCCAGACCTAGCGGTCGGTGGCTGGGCAATCGAGCCCGCCATGGCCAACCGCTGGACGCATATCGACTGGCCGAGCCCGGTGGCCGACTGGACAGCATGGGCGGCGGCGCAGTCCAGCCCGACGCTCCGGTTGCTGGCCGACTACATCCGGACCGTCCCGGAGCAATTGCTCGCAGTCCCGACCGACATCCGGAAGCGGTCGGGCGCATGGCCGAGCCCGCGCTCGTGGACGAACGCAGCCCGGCTCGTGGACACGACGGGCGACTACCTGATGGCCGCGCTGGCCGTCGGCGATGCCGCTGCGGCGACGTTCGCGAACTGGGCATCGAAGCGTGACGTTCCATCGGTGGCCGACATGCTCGCCGGGACGGTCCCGCTGCCCGAACGGCATGACGCGTTCGTCACGTCATTGCAATCCCTGACGGAAGCGGTGACGGCCGAGACGCTGGGCCGAACGCTCGACATCCTGACGGCCGCCGTGGCCGTTGACGCGAGCGTCGTGGCCATCGTCACCCGGAAGATGGCGCAGCGCGGTTTCGTCGTCGGTCTGGCCGGTCTCGTGGCCACCATCGAAGCGGCCGGAATTGACTTCGGGTCGGTGGCGGCATGACGGCCGGACGGTTCAACGTAGACCCCCGCATCAACGCTGCAATCGAACGCACGTTCGAGACGCACCCCTACTACGCGACGGCCGTTACCCGGTTGCGCATCACCCCGGATGCCAACGTCCCGACGATGGCCACGAGCGCGGAATGGGTCACGCATTACAATCCGGCGACGGTCGCCGGGTGGACGCGTGACGAGACGGCCGCCGTCATCGTCCACGAACTGGAACACCTACTCCGGGACCATAACGGCCGCTGCGGCGACCGCGACCATGGCCAGTGGAACGTCACGGCCGACGCGGAAATCAATCAACGGCTGCCCGGTCTCCCGGCCGGAGCGGTGTACCCGTCCACATTGTCATTGCCCGAGCGTCTGACGGCCGAGACGATGTACGCGTTGAACGGTGGGAAGCGCGGCGAGCCCGAGCCCGAGCCCGGAGCGGGTGACGGTGACGGTGGTAGCGGCGAGGGTTCCGGCGATGGCGCCGGAGCACCCGGCGACGGTCCCGACTGCGGCAGCGCGGCCGGTGGCGCCACCCGACCATGGGAAGCCAACGACGAACGGCAGCCGGGCGCCGGAGCGGCCAACGGCGGCGACGATGCCCGGAAGGATGTTGCCCGGTCCATCATGGGCGGAGCGGCAGCCGGAACGGCCGATGCTGACGAACTGCGCGAGTGGGCCGAGACGGAACTGGGCATCGACCGCGCGGGATGGTACCGCGCGCTGGCGGCGGCCGTCGGTCATACGATGGCACCGTTCGGTGCACCGACCCGCTGGGTCTGGCCGGGGCGCCGGGACATCCGGGACATGGGCGGGGCGATGGTCCCGCGCTGGACCGGCGAACGGCCGTCATGCGCAGTCGTCATTGACACCAGCGGCAGCATCACCCAACTGGACATTGAAATGGCAGTGGCAGCAGCCCACTACATCGGCCGCATGGCCGACATCCGGGTCTACGGCTGCAACACCCAAGTCGTGGACTACGGGACCACTGTACCCGAGCGCATCCGGGGCGGCGGCGGGACGAACATGGGGGTCGGCATCGGACGGGCCATCGCGGACGGTGCCAAGGCTGTCGTCGTCATCACCGACTGCGAGACCCCGTGGCCGGAGAACGCGGGGGTCGCGGTCATCATCGGAGCCAACGCGAGCGCGAGCACCTACGGTGTCCCGGACTGGATGACGGTCCTCCCCATCATGGCCGAGACCGACTGACGGCCACCGGCCGCCAGCACCGGAGCGCCCGGGCCGAAAGGTCCGGGCGTTTCCATGTCCGGAAGAACTTGCGCGCCCGCGACGCCACTCCTCCGGGCATGACAATGTCGCCTGCGGCTCGAACTTCAGAGACATTGCAATGGCGCCTGCCAGCTCCAGCTCCAGCTCCTCCAGCTCCAGCTCGCCAAGCTGCTGAAGCAACATTGCAATTGCCTTATCCGGTGGCTGCCCACGGGCCTGAAGATTGGGGGTTGACAGGTGTCGAGTAGTGGGCGCATAATCGCGCGCACACGGTCCTACTAAGTGGGCCGACCAGACCCGGAGGCATCTCATGGCAGAGTCCCTGCACCAGTCACCGCAAACGGTGGCCACGGCTGATAGCGGCGTGACCGTGTCAGTCGGGCGAGTCGTCTTCACCGACGACACCGTCATGCTGAGCGGTAGTCACAACGGGCTCGTGGGCAACCTGCCCGCCCAGTCCGCCCGGCTGCTGGCGGCGGCGCTCATCGCTGCTGCTGACGTCATCGACCCGAGCGGCGCCCGCCCGGTCATCATCCATCGGGGCGGAGGGTACGCCGGATGAACCAGCCCGTCCTGCTGGACCTCGCCCGAGCGGCTGAGTCCGGCATCGTCCTGAGCCTGTCGGAAGACATGGACCGGGTTCCCGAGGATGGTCGAGGGCCGAACGCGTGCCCCATGTGCGACGATGGCATCCTCACCATCACCCATCCCGTGCGCTGCAAGGCGTGCATCGCGGAGGGATTGTAATGTCGGCCAACGCACCGAGCGCCGAAGACCTCGCGGCGGTCGCCCGTCTGCTGGGACTCCCGGCCGAGGCCCCGACCACCATCACCGAATGGAAGATGCTGGGCTCATCGGGCAAGCACTACGTCATCACCAACCGCATCAACACGAAGCACGGCGGGACCTACCTGCACTGCACGTGCCCGGGCTGGGCTTTCCAGTTCAACAAGGGCCGGGACTGCAAGCACGTCGCCGAAATCCGGTACGACCTGAGCCGCAAAGAGACAGCCGACCAGTATCCGGGGACCTGCGTCGAGTGCTTGGGCGTCGTCCGGGACATCAACGACCTGTCCGCTCATGCCGTCCGACACCAAGTCGGTACCGGCGCCCTGCTGCGGAGGGCGTAATGCTCGTCCACCGCCACGCTGAGAAGTCGCTCGTCGCGCTGACCCAGAAGTTGCCGGTCCCGGCGAGCGTCATCATCAACACCCTTCAACGAGCACCAGAGCCGACGAAGAAGTTGGCGGTCACATTGTCATTGGGGCAGAGCCACGGGGTTCCGTTCCAAGGCTCGAACGGGGACACGCTCGTCCTCATCATCGCCGACGGCATGACCATCACGGCCTACCTCCGGCGCAGCGTCCAGTCATTCGACCCGGCGACGCTCCGGGTGGACCACGTCATCACGTGGGCCGAGTACGCGGAAGGAGTCACCCAGTGAGCCTCTACCAGACCAACCACTTGACGTCAAGCGAGCAGGTGAACCTAGTCGCCGATGGCATGTTCAAGGGTTCGCCCGCGTGCCAGAGCACCGAGAACCACTACAAGCCGGGCGTGTCCCGAGGGTACCGCTGGCGCGAGACCCCCGAGCCCGCCCCTGTCGCGTCGGGCGTGTTCATCGAGTGGCGCTCGCGTGACAAGAAATCCATCGACTACATCACGTTCCTGTGCCCCAAGCACGGTGGACCTGTCAAGTCCATCATCACCCGGTCCTCGTGGCGCGCGGGCGACATCGAGTACCTGCCTGACGTCACCCCTGACGACGTCATGCGCGTCGGAGTCGAGCAGTTCATCGCGCAGTTGGTCCAGATGGCCAAGTACGAGCGCGACGCCGCGAAGGCTGGCGAGGAAGCCCGCATCCTTGCAATCCGCCGGGACGGCTGGAAGGAGAACCGGGACAATTATCATTCGCGCAGCCAACGCCACCCGGCCCTGCTGACCAACGTCGCTGACGACTACTTCGGTCGCGTGTTCGTCGTCACGACCCGAGCCGACATGACCCCCAACGAAGCGCGCGAGTACGCGCACCGGCTGCTGGCCATGGCCGACGAAGCGGCTGACCTGACGGCGGTCGCGGTCAAGCCATGACCACCCAGTTTGAGCGAGACCAGATGCGCCGGGGCAAGGAGGCCCGGCGCATGTTGGCGCTGTTGGAGGCCGGAGCCGCCCAGCCTGACCCGAGCCCGGCGCTCATCGAGGCACTGGCCGCATATCGCATCGAGGACTACCGGAGCAGTGTTTCGTGGGCCGACCGAGAGGACGCCCATCGAGCCGCCGCCGAGGCTAAGGTCGCCGAGGGCGAGCGGCGGTTCGCCGAGCTACCCGACGCGCCGCCCCGGATGCAATGCGGCGCGGCGGTCGCCCGTGACCAAGGGCGCTGGACCGAGTTCGGCCGGTGCGAGAAGGTCGCCAACCGAATTGTAATGGACTACGACAATCATCGAGAGCGGGTCCTGTGCTCCGGCCACGCGCGGGAGTTCGTGACCACCGGCAAGGCGCCCGGCATCGGCTGGGCGGACGCCGCTCACAACGGGAAGTACGGTGGCGTGACGCACGAGTCGTGGTACCGTATCAAGGGCTGGTGCATGGAGCCAGACCCGAGGCCGGACCCGAGGAAGCCAACCCGGTATTGCACAGTCAAGGTGGACAAGGGTCGAGGGACCCACCCAGAGAAGGAGCACAAATTTCAATGAACGCGACGGAGGCCAACTCCCTCGTTCGCGGGCTGGTGTTCATCAGTCAGAAGACGAGGTCCGACCTGTCCGAGGCGCTGGGCGACGTGCCCGAAATCCTAGAGGACCTGAACCCGCTGTTCTTCGGCCCGAAGGCGGTGCTCCCGCACCTGCTGGACTGGCAGAAGCGGGCGGAGCAGACCGGCATCATCGCCGGGCAAGACCTGTTCAACTTCGTGAAGTTCCTCGACATGGACCAGTCCGGTCACATCGCGCTGGGGCTGCTGGCCATCTATGGCTACACCGAGGTCCCGCTCGACGGTCCGCCCATCGAGTGGATGACAACGAGCTGGCCCTACCTCACGGCGGGATTGTAATGCAGGTCAAGGTCGGCAAGGCGTGGAGCACCAACGACCCGCGACCGGCGGACTCGTTCCACGTCGGGGCGCTCGACCCCATCGAGCAGTTCCTACACGGCGGCCCCATCATGCCGCACCAGTTCACCCGAGGGCAGGTGGCCGAGCCCGACAACGGCCACCGGGGCATGGACCCCGATTACGTCAACACCGACCGACAGATGACCCTTGCAAATCCTGGGTCGAGAGGAGTAGAGTAGACACATGGCAACCCATCGCAGCCTCCCCGAGAAGGTGGAGGACGTCAAGACCACCTACGAGCAGTTCAAGGAATTGCTCACCACCCCCAACATGCGCTCCGTGCTGGAGAACATGACCGGCGCGCAGATGGCGGCGACCGCGCAGTCCGGGGACATCCAAGCGTACGCCGCGCTGGTCGAAGCCAGCCTCCGCCTCAACTCGCTGGTCTCGGCCAACGACCGGGCGGCGCTCATGGCCGCAGTGATGGCCACGCAGTCGGGCGTCTCCCGGCCACAGCTCGAAGTCATCGAGGGCGGGGAGTAATTCCAATGTCGAGTCTCGAAGGCGAGGTCAGCACCGACACGTCGCTGTACCAGATGAAGGAGAAGCATCCTTCGTGGCGCTGCCTCGCCGCGCTCGACCAGAGCGAGTCGTACGAGACGGACGTGACCGAGGTCTGGCTCGACACCCTCACCGGCAAGTTCCACGTCGCCACCGCGAGCGGATGCTCATGCTGGGACGGGGAGTTCGACTCGACCGAGTACGACACCATGGAGGAGCTGGCCCACAGCCTGATGACCGAGGACCAGCCCAATTACAATCCGTCGGTCGTCGGCGCTGTTCGCCTCATCGAGATGGCCCGCGACAACTATCCCAAGCTGATGCTCGACATCCCCCTCCACGAGCCGGTCAAGGTTCGGCTCGCCGGGGCGTCAGAGGCGGACCTCGAAGCCGCCCGGAAGCTGGGCGTCGTCCACTGATGGCAGAGAAGCCAATCGACGGAGATGTGGGCGGGGCGCGTGCGCGTCTCGCTCGCACCATGCAGCCCTCGGGCAAGACGTTCCGGCGCACGAGCGACTACCACGACCTCGGCGACGGCGACCAGTGTAAGGACGCGGACGGGGCATTGACAGGGCATGGTAGGATGTATCACACATCGGGCGGCAAGCAGTATTGCCCCCACCAGTCACACGACAGCGAGCGCATCAAGCCGCCGAAGGAGAGAGACAATGGGTGACGTACACATCCCGGCCCCACCGCAGAACGCGGTCGGAGCCCGGGTCCACGAACTCGTGGAGTCAGGGCATGAACTCTACGCGACCGCCGTGACGGGGTCCTCATCGGGCCGGGTCCGGCGTCCCTCGCTGTTCGCCCTCGCCGTCCTCGGGGTGGCCCTCGGAACGGTGACGCTCATCGGGACGGCCATCGCCGTCATTGCAATCGTGCTGCTCGCCATCACCGACAACGTGGTGGAGCTGTGAAGTACGAGGTCAACTGCGGCCCCTGTGGCTGCATCATCCTCATCCTCATCCTCGCGGCGCTGGTCCTCGGAGCGAGCGACCTGCTGCACACGCTGTTCGCCGCCATCCATGCCTGAGAACGCAAGCCTCAACTCCGCCGGGTTCCGCATGTACGCATGGCCCGGCGGCGATACCCCGCTCCACCACGAATACAACGCGACCCAGCCCGCGCTGGTCATCTCGGTGACGGCAGCCCGCTCGGTCGTCGGCATCCCGTGGCAGCTCCAGCGGTGGCAGAACAACAACCTCACGAACCTCGCCACCGGCCAGCGCCGGGCGGAGTGGCGCGACTACTCGAAGTCCACCCGTGGGCGGCTCGTGAAGGGCTACAAGAAAGACGGCCCGTTCCCCGGTGAGTTCGTCACCCGGATGCTTGCCACCAATGGCGACGAGGACCAACTCCGCGCGTTGCGCGCATGGTTCCAATCCACTGCCGACGAGCCGCGCGACATCGCTGCGGTCCGAGGCTCGGTGGTCCACAAGCTCATTGAAATTCGGGCGCCGTTGAAGTCGCTGTCCGAGGACGTCATCCGCTGGTACATGGACGAGCAGTGGTCGAAGGAGGGTCGCAAAGTCCTCCCCACCGTGACCGACGAGGACATCGACTTCGTCGGCAACTGCATGGCCAACTACTGGGCTATGCGCGACGCCACCCCGTTCGTCATCATCGCGCAGGAGCCGCAGGTCTGGAACCTCCGTGTCGGGTATGCCGGGTCCGCCGACGTCCTGCTGTGGTTCCTGCCGGAGGGCGAGTCGGTCGAGTTCTGGCAGAAGGAAGCTAACGCCAAGCGCATCACGGTCGAGACCATCGCCCGGGTGGGCGGGGTGCTCGGGCTCGGCGACTGGAAGACCAGCCCCGACGTCTACACCGGCCACGTCATCCAAGGCACGGCCTACATGGCGGGCGACTTCATCGGCTCGGGCGACGTCATCGACGGGCGCCTGTCGAAGCTGCTGAAGGCCACCATGCAGGGGCTCATCCTCAAAATCCGGCCGGACGGCTGGGAGGTTGACACGTTCGAGTACACTGAGGACACAAGCCGCGCGTTCTTCGGCGAGATTGCGCTCGCGCGGTTCCTCTTGACACACGAGAAGCCCGCCGCACTGTTCACGTCAAGCACCAGCGGCCAAGCTGCCGCAGACTGGAGAACCGAATGACCACCGCAGCAAAGGAGGGCCGGACCAGCGTCCTCGCATCACTGACCGCCGAGGTCATGGGCGAGAAGACCAAGGCCGCCAAGGCCACCCTGACCCCCGTCGCCGGGGAGTCCACGTTCCCGCTGGAGAGGGCGCTCATCCCCAACGACACGGGGACGTTCATGTCGAACGAGGGCCTGCACGACCACGCGAAGAACCTCCGCAAATTCGCATCCGAGGCAATTGCAATTGCCGATGGGCTCGACGCAATTCTTCAGGAGTCCAGCTCGGACGAGAAGGTCGTAGACCTCGACGCCGCGCGCAAGGCCAAGGAGGCCGAGGGCGACGCGAAGGCCGAGGCCGCCAAGGCCCCGAAGCCGGTCGAGCCGGAGCCCGAGAACAATGGCGACGGGGACCCGGAGACCAGCGGGTTCGCCGCCGACTTCGCCGCCAAGCAGGCCGCCGCACAGGCCGCCACGTTCAGTGCCCCGACCGGCAAGGGCTGGCACTGCCCCGTCCACAACAAGCCGGGAGTCCCGAAGGTCAGCGGCAAGGGTCGCGACTTCATCGGGTGCCCCGACTGCAATCAGTTCCAAGGGTAGGTCCTCGTGACCCTCAACGCGGTCGCCCATTCAGGCAACCTGTGCTCTGGTCTATGCCGCCCGCCGTGCAGTCACATCGACTGCTGGCAGTGCGGCGAGATGTCTGACTCGCAGGCCATCGCGGCCGAGACCAAGTCGGCCAAGGAGCGCATTGCCAAGCTGGCCGCCCTCACTGACCCGAAGCCCGCGAAGGCGAGCATCCTGTCGGCCATGTCGGGCAAGCCGTCGGCCGAGGTCCAGAAGACCACCATCACGCGAGCCGCCCTCGAAGGGCTGTGCGAGAAGGCTGGCATTACAATGGACTGGAACTACGGCAACCCCATCTTCAAGGACTCGGGCGTCCGTCAGGACATCGCCGACTTGGAGAAGCGGTATGCGCAGGCCGAGCGCGCGGTGCTGGAGGAGAAGGTCAAGGAACTCCAGCGCATCGCCGACCAGCAGCGGCAGGGCGTGCTGTCCACGCAGGCCGCGAACTCGATGGCCAAGGCCGCTGCCCAGCAGATGGACACCATGGCCAACGACGTCATCAAGGAGAAGGTCGAGGCCCAGATGCGGGCGGACGCCATCGCCAACGAGGCCCGCATCCGCGCCGACATGAAGGCCAAGGGTGCGACTGACGCGGACATCGACGCCGCCGTCACACTGCTCGGGTGGAAGCCTGACCAGTCGTTGCCGGAGCCGCCCAAGTTCCTGATGGGCGTGGACCTCGCACGGGACCCGGAAGACTGGACGGCCGACGACATGGCGGCCTACTTCGCCAAGCTGGACGCCGGGCTCATGTCCGTGTCCGGGCTCAACGACCTACTCTCGGGGTCAGCCCCGGCGCAGGTGACGTCGGGGGATGCGCTCACCGCGCAGCAGGTCCAGACGATGGTCGCCGCGCTGAAGGCCAACAACACAATCTACCCCGGGGCCGGAGCTGGCATTGCAATTGTGCACCCGTCCACCGTGTTCCAATCTGAAATCAGCGACCTCATCAACCGCAAGATGCAGGAGACCCTGCGGGCGCCGCTCCCCCACCTGATGCCCGACCAGCACATCGGCTGGAAGGCCCGCATCAAGGGCGTGCTCGATGCCTGAATGGCTCGACCGCCTCGCCGCCCGGCCGCCTCTGGCGGACCACTGGCGCCGCCGCCACCACTGCACCGACGTCGTGCTGGGGGAGTCTAGTGATGTTGACAAGCCATGCTACACTGGTCCACAGGAGCAGTCAGCTCCAGAAAGAAAGGAACCGCCCATGAAGCTCATCCGTATCGCGGCACTCATCGGAGCCCTCGCCGCCGTCGCCCTCGCGGGCGGCAGTCCCGCCGTCGCCCACAACGACACCGGGGACAAGGTCTACGTCTGCAAGTACACCGGGCAGCCCGGCGTGGACGAGGTCCTTCAGTTCGGCCAGAACCCCATCGAGGTTAGCGTCAACGCCATCGCGGAGCCGGTCGTCGTCGGCGCCTATTTCAATGACGCGCACGGCCGCTCGTTCGTCCTCGGCTTCGTCCCCATGAGCCCGGAGCCCAACCGCTTCGACTGCCCGGAAGGAGTTGGCCCATCACCCAGCCCGTCAGTTTCGCCGGAGCCGTCCTCGGAACCTTCGGTCGAACCCACACCATCGACCTACCCTTCGCCCCAGCCGTCGGCAACCCCGTCACCGACGCCGTCAGTGACGCCGACGCCTTCGCCTACGCCAAGCTCGTCGCCGACACCATCCACGGAGCCGACACCTGTCCCCTCTGCCTCGCCGACCGCCCCGGTCGTCACCCCGACTCCAGTGGTTCCCACCGTAACGGCGCCGCCGACCGACACCGATGGCCTCGTGGCCCAGTCGGCCCCGAAGTCTGAACCGTCGGTCCTGTTCATCATCCTCGCTGCCGCCATCGGTGGTATGCTTGGAGCCCTCGCAACCTCTCGGCCACGCCGAGCCAAGTAGTCCCCTTTCCCCGGAGCTTCGCCGCTCCGGCTGGCCCTCCCACCCCTGCCTCCTCCCGGGGGCGCGGAAGGCCAACCAGACCGGCGAACCGCCAGTCACAGGAGGTACCAAATGACCGAGTCCGAGTTCCCCGAGGTCCCCGAGACAGCCGACCAGATGGTCGCTCGATGGGCCGAACGTGACGCAGCCTACGCCAAGCTGCGTACCCCGATGGCCCCCGACGCCGTCGCCGCCATCCGCACTGGCCGGATGCGCGAGGCGAGCCTGTTGCCCGTCGCCGACCGAGCCCGTATGTGGGCCAAGGTGCAGACGTGGCAGCCGCCCGTTCACCCGGACTTCGGGTCGATGAAGGACTGGCTCAATTGAGCACCGACGTCGAGACCCTGAAGGCCGAGTCGGTCAGCGAGGACGTGGACCTCGGCCGCGCCGTCCGGGTCCGCTGGATTGACAGCGGGCTCGCGGCACATGACGGCTGGATGCTGCGCTCCGACATCCCAGACAACGTGGCCACCGTCGAGACCGTTGGGCTCTGGCTCGGCGAGAATGACAATGTGGTCATGGTGGCCGGGACCCGGGCCACCGCCGAGTCGATGGGCTCGGAGCAGTACCTCAACGCGCAGGTCATCTACAAGCCGTGCATCGTGTCGAAGGAGTGGCTGTCGTGAAGCTGAACATCCGCAACCCGTTCGCCAAGTCCGAGACGGCCCCGGCCGTGCCGGTCCAGCCAAAGGGCCTGACCCCGCAGGAAGTTTGGGAGGCCCCGGCCACCTTCAATCGCGCCACCCGGCGCTGGGCTCGACTCTGGGGCTCGGTCTGGCGCTGGGACCCGCGTGCGCTCGGCATCCCGGCCGACCTCCCGGCGCGCTACGTGCGGCGCCACTTCGTCCCCGCCCAGTTCCTCAACCCCAAGACCCGGCGCCAGCGTCGCCACCGGGCTCGGGTCATCCGCTCGCTCCAGCAGAAAGGACAGTACCCCCGATGAGTGAAGACCCTCGCACCAACGACTTCAAGCCGCTGGCCGGAGCGCCAGTCTTCAAGCCGTGGCCCAAGCTGCCCCGGCTGAACCGTGACATTGTCATCACGGAGAAGGTGGACGGCACCAACGCCGCCATCGGCATCATCGACCACGACCCGACGTCCGTCGCCGACGGCGGCGCTCCGGTCATCGAGGTCTACGCCCAGTCCCGCACCCGCATCATCACCCCGGAGAAAGACAACTTCGGGTTCGCCGCGTGGGTCGCCAGCAAGGCCGACCTCCTCATCGCGGCGCTCGGGCCGGGCCTCCACTTCGGCGAGTGGTACGGCAAGGGCATCCAGCGAGGCTACGGTCTGGACGAGCGGCGCTTCGCCCTGTTCAACACCGCCCGCTACGCGCCCATCCCGTTCGCGGAGCTAGGGCTGCCCGAGGTCAACGCCGTCCCCGTCCTGTACGAGGGGCCGTTCGGCGAGAAGTACATCAAGGCGGCGCTCGAAGTGCTGCGCCAGTACGGCTCGAACGTCGGGGCCAAGGGCGACGAGCCCGCCGAGGGCATCGTGGTCTTCCACGAGGCCGGTGGCACCATGTTCAAGGTCACGCTCGAAGGCGATGGAGAGCCCAAGTCAGTGCGGGAAGCCCGCATTGCAATGGAGGCCACCGCATGAGCGGCACCGGCCGGTTCAGCACCGAGGCCCCCGCCAGCACCGAGTCCGTGCTGGCCGAGGTCGGTGAGGAGCGGGAGCGGCAGTACGCCAAGTGGGGGCCGCAGCACCACCCGGACGGCACTGCCCTTGACGGCGCCAAGTACCTCGCCGACAAGGCGCGTGAGCGTTGCGACGAGGCCGCCCGTGAGGGCCGGGTGGACTGGAACTACATCCTGACCGAGGAGTTTCTGGAGGCCCGGGCTGAAGACCCGGACACCGCCGGGCTCCGAAAGGAACTGCTGCAAGTCGCAGCGGTCTGCGTCGCGTGGGTCGAGGACATCGACTCACGACCACAACATGCCGACGTCCATGACCTCGGCGGAGAGGGCTAAGGCCAATGCTCGTTTACATCGCCGGTCCAATGACCGGCATCCCCCAGTTCAACTTCCCCGCGTTCGACGCGCTCGCGGCCAGCCTCCGGGCTGGCGGGTTCGACGTCAAGAGCCCGGCGGAGATGGACGACCCAGTCACCCGCGCCGCCGCGCTGGCGTCCCCTGACGGGGCACCGGGCTCGGGCTCGGCCAATGGCGAGACGTGGGGCGACTTCCTCGCCCGTGACGTCAAGCTCCTGTCGGACGGTGGCATCGAGGCCATCGTCGTCCTGCCGAACTGGCATCGCTCTCGCGGCGCTCGTCTGGAGACGTTCGTGGCCAGCGCCATGAACGGCAAGACCATCTACACGTGGGATGCCACGTACCAAGAGCTGACCCCCGTCCCGTTCATCGACCTCGTTCGCGCGTGGGCCGGTAAGCAGGACATCAGCTTCCACACGGTGGTCACGGCATGAAGACCTTTGGCCGTGCCATTGCAATTCAGACCGAGGGCCTTGACGCGGTCGAGGACTTCGACAAATCCCTCGCGCAGGCGCGCGACATGCTGGCGAAGAACATCTCCGAGAGCATGAGGGCCTGCCACTACCTCGGCTACGACATCGACGCCGCGTCGGTCGTCGTGGACGAGGAGCAGCGGGGGGACGTCTACGTCCTCTCGTACACGATGAAGGGCCGACAGCGGGTCCGTCTGCTGCGGCGCCTATGGAAGGCGGTTCGCGCATGAGCAATCCGAAGGACCTCGTCGGGGCGAAGAAAGCCCCGATGGACCTCGTCCCGGCGGCGGGCGCCATCATGTCCGCTCCGGCCCACAAGAACGGCGCCGACAAGTACGGCCCGTTCAACTGGCGCCTCAACCCTGTCCAGATGATGACGTACCTCGCGGCCATGCGCCGCCACATGGACGCCCTCATCGACGGTCAGGACTTCGCCGAGGACACCGGCATCCACCACCTGAGCCACATCCTCGCCGGGGCCAACATCCTCGCCGATGCCATGGGGCTCGGGAACCTCATCGACAACCGCCCGCCCAAGGGACCGGCGGCCGACATGCTCCGGGCACAGGACCACTCGGCCCCGCTGAACCCCGACGGCGTGCCGGGCAAGCTGACCACGGAGGCCGAGGACTCTATCCTCCCTGCCATGTTCAAGGCTGACCCGGGCTGGTTCAACTGCGGCGACCCCGAGTGCGGGGCCTGCCCTCGCCCGTCCGACGACGAGCACCACGCCCTGATGAAGGCGCGTCGTGAGACCGTGGCCGCTGCCCGGGCTGACGAGGATGCGCCGACGACGGTCTTCTGGTGCGGCCACAAGTTCGGTGAGGAACCCATCACCGACGAGTCGAAGGGTCCGCTCTGCGGCACCGCCATCCACTGGTCGCGGGTCAACGGTGTCGCCGACACCACCCCGTTCCGTGAGGCCGCCGCCATGGTGCCAGCCGAGCTGGCCGTGTGCGAGGACTCGGGCAACCACATCCCGGGCCGCCACCTACTGACCTGCCCCGACTTCAGCTAGTGCGCCAATTGCAATGCCCCCAGTGTGGGGCGCCGATGTGGGAAGGCGGCCGATGCCCTTGGGACCGAGGTTCCGGGTGTATCGGCCGCTCACTCGTCGTATCTCCTGCCCCCCGTAGACGGCCTGAGAGCGTCGCAGCGCCCAAAGTGGCGCGCGTGTCCACGCCACGGCCGCAACGGGCAGCTACCCCCCGCGCTCGTCGGCTGGCAAAGCGGACGCCCGAGATGAAGCAGGCATACAACCTCGCCTACCTGCGCGAGCGCCGGGGACCCATCCCGCCGGGCCGCTGCGTCCAGTGCGCGGAGGCCATCGTGTGCCACAACCCCACGCGCCGTCGCTACTGCTCGCCCCGGTGCCGGGGCCGGTGGGAGAGGGCGCATCGTGGCGCGTAGGCCCGCCCACAAGACGGCCCACGTGCCGTGCCCGAACGGAGCCGCCAACTGGGCGGACTGTGACGAGGCCGTCGCTCACTCGTGGGGTCCGTGCAAGGCCATCGTCGGCAAGCATGAGCCCGAGCCCTGCTCGCGCTGGGCTTTCGATGACAAGGGCTACTGCGGCCAGCACTACGTGGCCAAGGTCGAGGGGGAGCGGGAGGCCGAGCGCATTGCAATTGCCAAGGCGGCGCTGGCGCAGCGGATTGACGAGTACATCGCGTGGACTGCCGAGCATCCGTCGGTCTGGGACTCGCGCCTCGCGCCGAGGGTGGCTGCGGGGGCAGGGCTCGAACCTGCGACCAACCGGGTAACAACCGGCCGCTCTACCACTGAGCTACCCCGCAAGGGTCCGCATCGGATTGTGGTGGAGCCGGAGGGAGTCGAACCCTCGTCGGTGGTCTCGCCCGAGCCCGAGGGCCTGAGCGCCGCCACCCGCACCAATCGGCCCCACAGGCTAACCGAGCTGGAATTAGCTGCCGACGGCTGACCGTCCATCGCATCCGGCTGGTTCCACTTCACCCCGGGCTAACACTCCGGGACTACTGCTGGGCTGGTCGGGCTGGTTAGTTCTAGGACAGCTTACCGTCGGCCCCGCCATCATACCACCACCCCGGACAATCAGAAAGACCCGGTCTCGATAACCGGGCCTAACCTTCGTCGCCGGGTGGTACAGCCGCTTGGTCTTACCACAGAACCATTGAGCTACCGGAAATGCCTCGCTCACTTGGTCCTGACTTCCGGCTTCCCTGTCCACCCGAGAGGGGCTTCCAGCTCCACCATCTATCCGAACCGCTGAGAGCATCAGCAACAACTAATGTCTGAACTATACACCCGCCGCGACGGTTGTCAAGCGTTTTCCGCAGGCCCTATTGCAATTTGCGGAACGCGCACTCTTGGCACCACAGGCCGGGCACGGCCCAGACTGGCCAGTGGCCGAAGGTGAGAATGTGGGCGGCCACGGCGTAGGCCCAGTAGAGGCGCTGCATCATCGGTAGCCCCTCCGCCGCTCCAGCTCCACGACGTTGATGGCCAGCCGGAATAGCTCGTCTGCGGTGAGGTCCCAGTCCTGCGAGAGGAGCGGACGGTCGGCCCGGAGAGGGTCGATGCAGCGGGGCTCGATACGAATATCGGCGGTGGCAGCGTCGAGCCCCAAGGAGCGAAGCCGTGCCTCAATCTCCTCGGGGCTCATCATGGCGTGCTACAACTCGATGGCTGGGGTGGGCTTGCGGGTCTGGGCGTTCGGGGTCAGCACGATACGTGACTGCCACGTGATGCCGTTCTCCGGGTGGACGCCGAAGGCCCACTGGATGGGGTCGCTGGCCGCCTTGATGCCGTTGACCGAGTAGTCGTCACCGCCGTCCCACGCCCCGTTCATAATCTCCCGGCCGGTCTGGAACGTGACGTCCTGCGGCGTGTGGAAGTGGGCGACCAGATGGAGGTCGAATAGCTGCTTGTGCAGGCCGGTGTCCTTGGCGGCTCCACGGGCCATGCCGTTGATGGGGAGGCCGGAGAACCCGTCCCCGCCCTTGATGGCGTCGTTGTGGCTGGAGTAGACGCGCAGCGGCCCGAGCTGGGTCACGCTGTACTTCAGGGTGTCGGCGTGGAGCTTGACCTTGCCGTCGGCGATGAGGTCCCGGAGTCCGATGGCGAGCACCTGTCCGGCCACGTAGTCCCAGTTGTCGGCGGGGAGGTTGACCCCGAAGTCGCCGACCCGGCCGTGATTGCCGAACTCCCAGACAATGGCAATTTCAATGCCAAGGTTGGCCTCCAGCTCACGGACCATGCGCTCGAACTCGGTGACGAGCAGGAGCATTTGGGCGCTGGCCGTGTTGATGTCCGTGCGGGCCTGATGGCCGCGCCGCATGTCCACCCCATCGACGCCGTCGCCGAGGAAGTAGATGACCAGCTTGGTGATGGGGGACGTTTTGGAGTGGAGCCCGTACAGCCGCAAGATGCGGTTCTTCAGGCGCGCGAGGCGCTGCTCGAAGATGGGCAGGCCGTAGCCGAACTCGCTGCCGACCACGGTGGGGTCAGCCAGCTTGCCGATGTGGATGTCACCGATGAGGACCACCATGGTCTCCGGCGTGCCGCTGCCCTGCGGGATGACGAGCTGCTGGACGAGGTCCGCGCGAGGCGTCAGTGCGAAGGCGTCGCGGGCGATGTCAAGGAACTCGTCCCACCGGGCCTGCTGCTTGGCCGCGCTGGCCATCTCGCGGGCGATGGCGAGGTCCATAGCCTTGTCGCGCTCCCGCCGGACCTGTGCCTCGAAGCGGTCCTCCGGGCTGGCCTCGATGTCGCCGAGCGACTTGAAGGCCCGGGTGCGCATCCGGGACGTGACCATGTCTGAATTGAAATTGACGCCGAACGTGGCGGTCAGCTCCTCCGCGACCTGCTTGGAATTGAGGCCCCGAGCGACGCCACCTTGGATGGTGGCGTCGTGCTCGGGGCGGTAGATGAACCGCTCCGTCATGGTGCTACTGGACCTTGTCGGTCTGGATGGAGACGGCGCCCTTGACGGCCTCGGGCTCCGGGTCGGACTTGGGCTGGATGTTGCGGGCACGCACGGCGTCGAGCCACTTCTGCATGTCCTCCTCCAGATGGGCTGCCTCGTGGGCCGCCTGCGCCTCGTCCGACAGGTTCTCGATGTAGGTCTGCGGCGAGAAGACGAACCGACGGATGGACTCCACGAGGATGACGAGCGTCGCGATGGCCGCGAACGCGTCACCGATGGCGTCCTCGAAGGACAGGGCGGGGAGCAGGCCCGGCTTCACGATGCCGAGGAGCTGCACGACGAGGAAGACGACCACGGCGGCGCCGTAGCCGATGAGCCGAGCGGGCTCGGTGGTGAGGAACGAGTCCACCTTCGCAAGGAGGGCAGAGACGAACGCGCGGATGTTGTTCACGGAGACTCCTTTCACGAGTTCCTGACCTTGTCTGCTTCCGCCTTACCCAGCGACAGCGCGAGACGTTCGCGCTCGATGGCCGGAGCTGCGGCGGCTTCCGCTGCGGACTTCGCAGCGGCCGTGTTGGCGGCCGTGATGGCCGCTTGGTCGGCGTTCTTCTGGGCGAGCACGGCTGCGTCCTGCGTCGCCTTGGTGAACCCATCGTCGGCAGTTGCCGCCGGGGGCGTGATGGACTTGATGTTGTCGATGGCCGTGTACCGCCACTTGCCAGCCTCCAGCCACGCCAGCCAGTCGGTCTTGCCGTTGGCCGGGTCCTTGTCGCCGGTCACGTAACCGATGACGTTGTGGACGGTCTCGTCCGTGGCCGTGGTGCGAACTTTGGCGGCGGCGATGAGGGGGTCAACCCGGATGTTCGACTGCGCCTTGACGACGGCGGTCGAGTTCAGGACGACGACTGGGATGAGGTTGATGGGATACACGGTTGGGGCTCCTGCCGGGGCGACCGGCCATTTCAATGCTGGGGCGACGATGGCCTCCCCGGCGAACGAGTTGACGAACTTCTGCAAGTCCGACGGGCTGATGATGACCGGAACGTCGGCCGTAGTCGGCGCCTCGGGGTCACACCACAGTAGCACACCGTCGGGCGTTCGGGCAACCCACGCGGAGTGGCCACCGTCGAAGTTCCTGTCCCACTTGGACAGGGGATTGGTCGGGCCGAAGGCCGACATGGAACCCTGCACGATGCCGACCATGCCGGGCTTCAGGATGGTGAGGATGGTCTTGTTGCTCGTCGCGGCTGGTAGCGTGTGGTGGTACCGGGCGGCCACGCCGCGCCGGAAGTCGCCGTAGTTCGAGCCGCCGGTCGGGGGCTCTCCACTGGCCGCCCGGAGGAGCTGCGACTCCGTATGGGTGGCAGGCTTCGACGGGTCGATTGCGTCGCGGTAGAACTCCAGCCCGGAGTCCCACGTGCAGTCCTCGAAGCTGCCGTCAGCCTCGCGCTCGCTGATGTGCTTGTGGGTGGTGGGCTCAGTCATGGCTTGTCCGGGTCATCGACGTCGAACAGCTCGGCCTTGGCGTAATAGCCGAGGCCCGTGAACAGGATGACGTCGGACTGGAGCGTGAAGATGAGGCGCAGGATGGGGTCGTCAGCGAGGCTGATGCCCAGCACCCGGAGGATGGCGGTCTCGCCGCCCATCACGGCCAGCGCCGCGAACAAGACGAACCCTCGCTTCAGCAGCACGGGCACCGGCAGCTTGGCGAGGCGGTAATCGTGAAGACGCCGGGCCATCGAGAACAGGATGGCGCCCAGCAGCGCGAGGAAGAAGACGAACGCGACGAAGTTGACGACCGTCAGCGCCGCGATTGCAATGTCGTTGAGGTCGCTCATGCGTGGCTCACCGGGTTCTTCCGGGCATAGGTCGTGAACTTGCGGTCGGCAGCCGCGACCCGCTTGCGTGCGGCGAGGATGCGGAGGGTCGCGACGTCCTGAACGATGGTCGCGGCCTCGATTTTGGTCTTGTCGTCCTGCACGTCAATGGCCTCCACTTCGGGGGAGGCGGTCGATGAGCTTTTCGGTGAGGGCGACCGAAGTGTCCATGATGGCCGTCGCATCTTTCAGCAACCCTCCGAGGACATCGAGCTTTTCCTCGGCCCGCTCGGTGCGGGACCGCTCGAACGCGATGTCTGCGTCCTTCGAGACGATGAGGTCGGCGAACAGTTTGTCCTTGGCGAGGAGGTCCTTGCGACCCTGACGCCAGAGAGCGCCGACGCCGAGGACAGCGAGAACGAGCGCACCTTCCGGGCCGAGGATGTGCGGGAGCAACTGTTCAAGCACACGGGCACTCGCTCACGTTCATGCCACACAGTTTACCTCCGTTTCACTCCGGCGTCTACCGCTTGACGTCGGCCACGCGAGACGTAGCGGTCGCGAGCGGCCCACGGGTCGAGATAGTTCCGGACGACCACCTTGTAATTGAAATCCTGCGGGAGGGGCGGCGGCTCCTTCTTAGGCTTGGGGTGCGGGTCCTTGGTCTGGACGTACTTCCAGCCCATGTAGACGCGCAGCAGGTGGTTCTTCTTCGGGTCGTAAGCGTCCGCCCACGTCGCCGCGCCATAGTGCGCCGCATCCCACTTCGACATCGCGAGTGCGGCGAGGAAGTCGTTGGCCGCCTGATTGCCGCCGTGCTTCAGGGCGTTCAGTGCGAGCCGGTAGCCGTAGCTGTCGAGGTCCTTGGCCCCGGCGCCGTGGCCGCCGTGCATGAGGAGGTAGGCGGCAGCCTCGAAGCCCTTGGCCATGGAGGCGAAGACCGCGAAGTGGCCGTTGCCCTTGGACTTGCGGGTCCCCGATTGCAATGGCGAGGTCCGGATGTTGAACGGGTTGTTGCCGATGACGCGGCTCAGCCCGCCGGACTCCTGATGGAACCACGACGCGACCGCGAGGATGAGAAACTGGTCCTTGGCGTTGATGCTCTTGGAGTAGTTCTTGTGGAGATACCCGAGAAACGCCTCGATGGCCAGCGTCTCGGCGTACGAGACTGTGTTCGTGCCGGTGCTGGAGGCCATGGCCTAGACCGCGATGAACCTATACGACAGGGTCGAGCCCGGAGTCAGGTTGCCCGGCGTCCCGGTCTTCGTCCACAGCATGTCGAGCGTCACGTCGTTGGTGGCGTCGTACGGGATGACAATGTTCAGTACGGTCGAGAAGTGCTTGAACAGGGTTGAGGCGCCCGAGTTGATGGTATGCGTGGCCCACGTCGTATGGACAGCCGAGGCGGCCGTCACGGTGACGAGTGTGCCGACCCACTGGTGGGTCCCGGCGGCCAGTGCGGTACCGCCGCCAGCGACGAACGCCTCCGTAACCAGTTTCTCCGCCCAGATGCCAGCCGTCCCCTCCTGAAGGGCATTGTCCGGGCCGAACCACGCGCTGATGGACGCCGCCTGATTGGCTAGAATGGCCGACGTGGTATGACGGCAGGTGCAGAGCCAACGGGTCCCGTCGTAGCGGAACTCCATGCCGATGTCCGAGCGGTAGAAGTGGTCGCCCGTCACCGGACTGGCCGGGAACGCCGCGCCCGTGCGGTTGATGACACCATTGCCCTTCAGGGTGAAGCCCGTGCCAGCCGATTTCAATTGGGCGGGGGTGCCCGCCGGGAACGCCGTGCCTGTGCCGTCGTGGGTCCCCGACCCCGTGTAGTCGGTGAACACGCGGGACGTGAACAGGCCCGTGGCTTGCAGCCAGTAGGTCCCGGCCCCGGTATCCGTGGCGTTCATCAGGAAGTAGGCGCGTCGGTTGTCCGGGTCGTCCGTGCCACCGACCGGGATGGCCGGGTTGCCGAACGTGACCTGCTCGCGCCGACGAATGACCAAGCTGGTGCGCGGGCTGACGGCGGTCTCGTGCGTGCCGCCAGTGGCGTTAGAGTCGTACCACGAGTAGGCACCCCAGAGGGTCGAGCTGGCCGTCGTCCAGTCCCATGCGCTGAACTTCCAGACCTTGGTCGGGGTGCCGATGGCGAAGCCCCGGAAGACGGTGCCGTCGTGGGTGAGTCCGGAGCCAATTGTAATTGCCTGCCCAAAGTCTCGGTTGGCCGTGTTCGTTAGAGTCGAGCCTGACCACGTGTAGCCGTAGACCGCCGAGGTCGTGGCAATCCAGTAGGTAGCCGCGCTCGCATTGAGCGGGTCGTTGAGGCGGGCGCCTCCCCGGAACGTGTCGGTCGTGCCGCTGAAGGTGGGGCCAGCGACGGCCGTGGCGGTCGTGGCACTGACGGCCAGCGTGCTCGGCGTGACCCAGACCACCTTCATAAACACCCCGGCCCCGGTGCCGGTCGTGGTCGTGATGACGAGGAGGGTGGACCCGGCGTCGTAGAACAGGCCAGCCTGCGCCTTGGTCCCAGAGATGGCTGTCTGGACGCCCGAGTTCGTCACCCACGCCAGCGTGGTGCGGTCGTACTTCCAGACGACGCCGTTCGTGTCGAGGGTGTAGATGTAGGTCCCGTCGGTGCAGACGCCAATCATCTTGGCGGTCTCCTTGCGGGTGTCCACGTCGTACGTGTAGGTGAAATAGACGTTTGGCTTGCCCGCCGTGTCGCGCGTGCCCCAGCCCGTGCCGTCGGCAGTGGTCCCGTCGCCCGAGTAGGTGGTCTTTCCGGAGCCGTCATCCTTGTCGTGCTGGCTGCCATCCGTCGAGTTGACGCGGCGGAAGCCGACGCGGTAGGTCGTCCCACCCGTGACGGCGAGGGCCGATGACAATGTGGCGTTGTGCAGGTCCGAGGCTCCAACGGTCGTCACGCCACCGGAGGCCGCCGTGTAGGTGGCGCTCTCACGAAGGTTGACGTTCGAGGTATTCCAGACACCGTTGCGCGTCGAGCACGTGCCCGAGCGGCCCGCCATGTAGACGGCGACCTTGGTGATTTTCAGGTTGGTGGCACCAGCCGGGTTCGGCATGACCATCGGCGTCGTGATGTGCGAGTCGGTCGAGCCGACCAGTCCGTCAGCGGTATCGGAGATGTGTGAGGTCGAGCCCGAGGTCGTGGTGAACGAGGCGATAGACCCGGTCGCACCGATTGACCGGACGAGCGCGCCCGTCGTCGCGTTGAACTCCTGCGCCACGTAGAAGGGCGAGACGGTCGGGTCACAGGCGACCCAGAAGGTCCCAGCCCCGGAGTCGTACCCGATGCCCGCACCGATGTTCGTCGGCGTGGCGCCGAGGGTCAGGCTGTCCACGCCAGCCACCATCGTTGGCGCCGTGCTTGGAGTGGCGACGCCATTCTGGAGGGTGCCGACGAGGCCCGACTCCAATGACAATGCGGTGCGCAGCGCCGTGGCGGACTGGACCGTCAGGGTGTCGGCGTCCACCTTGCCACGGAAGTAGACCGGGTCGCCGTTCGTCGGGATGTTGACGATGAGGCTGTCGTCAGTGTCCATGAGCCGGATGCCCGCTGTGTCAATCTCCACGCGCCGGGTGCCGGACTGGCCGGTCTTGATGAGCGACGACAGGACGATGGTGGCGGCGAGGATGTCGGCCGTCACGGCGCCCGCGTGGAGGAGCGGCGTGGTGATGGAGCCCGGCAGGATTTTCGACTCGGTGATGATGCCGTCCTGCACGTCGTTGGCCAGCAGGGCGATGCTCGCGGAGAGGCTGTCGTTGCCCGCGATGGTGGTGACGGTAGCCTCGGTGCAGTACGGCCCGGCGTTACCGTAGACGTCCCACTCCCGGACGCGGACATTGTAATTGGTGGAGCCGAGGCACGGGATGCTCAGCTCAGTCGAGCCCTCCGGCATGTTGTAGATGAGGGGGGACGTCCAGTCGGCGACGGTCGTGATGACCTTGACGATGGTGGCCGCCGAGATGTCGGACGTGAAGTCCACGGCCGCGCCGCCGAGCGTCAGGCTCACCTTGAAGTCGTTGGCCGTCAGGCCGGTCGCGATGACGAAGTAGTCTGGCGACGCGATGGTCAGACCGGCGCCACCCGCCAGTGACATGAACCGGACCTTGTCGTTGGCGATGAGCCCGTGGGCGGCCAGCGTTATGAGGTCGGTTGCCGCGACGCCCGTGGCGGTCCCGGGGATGGCCTGCTGGTCCGTGTACTTGTGGGTGATTTGGACCTCCCACGCGCGGACCTTCGCCTCGGCCGTGTCGTTGAGATGGACGATGAGTCGGGCGATGCCCGACACCATGAGGCTCGACACCGTCGGCAGGCTCGGGGTGGGCACGGCGGCAGGCGGCGCCATGGGTTCGGTCGGGTCCGTGATTTGGCTGTACGTGGCGTTGGCCGGGTCCGTGTCCGTGGTCTCCACGACGACCTGCATCGTGGCCGACGTCAGGGTGGCGAACGTCAGCGGGGTCCCCGCGTCTGTCTCGCTGATTTGGAAGGCGTCAGCGGTCAGCCCGGCGGCCAGCACGTAGTAGACGGTATCGACGTCGATGGGTGCGCCGCCCACGAGGTTGCTGAAGACGATGCGCTGCGAGGCCGTCAGGCCGTGCGCGACTCGGTTGATGGTGCTCATGCGGTTCCCGTCACAGGCACGAGTGTACCATTCGAGTCCACCCGCTTGTAGACCTTGCCGGTCGTGCCGTCGTACCAGTAGAGGCTCGACGCCTTCAGCGGGTCCGGCGGGGTCCAGCCGAGCTGCCACTCGGGCTGCGGGCTGATGGGGTGCGACGGGATGAGCGCCGGGTCCGGGGCCGAGCTGTCCTCGCGCGGCAGCAGGGTGATGACGACCGACTGCTCGCCGATGTCCGTGGCCTCCCACGCGCAGGCGTAGGCCGCCCAGTAGCCGGAGCCGTAGGCGTCGGTGTTCACGGCGCCGTCGAGGATGTGGACCGGGAAGACGTCGCACACGTCCCAGCCTTGGAGCGGCTGGAGGAACAGAGTCCGGATGCCAATTGCAATGTTCTTTCCGAGCTTCGCCGATTGCATTGCCGCCTGAAGGCCGCGCCGGTTCAGGTCGGCTTGGTCTTCGACCCCGTCCATGACGGCGACCGTGGCGATGCGACCATACAGGCTGGTCGAGGGCTGGAACGCCTGACCCTTGATGGTCTTGTAGACGACCTTGACGCCGTCACGGTTGCGGCCGACGACGTGCTGCACGTTCGCCCAGTCCTGCCCGAAGATGATGACCCGGTAGCCCTGCACCAACTCGCCGTAGTAGAGTGCGAGGTCGGCCTTGATGCTCCCCGGGTTGTCGATAATCTGGAGCTGGTACGTCCCCGTCGTGGTCTTCACGACCTTCATGCGGGTCCGGATGCCCTGCCCTTGGCGGTGGCTGTCGAGGAGCCCGCCGATGAAGGACAGCGTCGGCTGCATGGTCGAGTAGACCGAGACCTTCTCGTTCATCGTGGCGATGGCGCCAATTGCAATGAACCCGACCCAGCCGTCCGTCTGCTTCTTTGCGTAGTTGAGCTGGTCGAGGACGATGTTGCGGATTGTCACCTTCTCGTAGTAGGACCCGTTGCTCTTGTAGCTCTTGTTCGGCTTCAGTGGGTCGTACCGCTCGTCAATGATGGTGTCGTACAGGGCGAGGTAGTCCACGCCCTTGAAGACGACGTCGGTCTCGGTGGCATCCACGTCCCAGATGACGCCCGCGAACTTCTCCTGCCAGCCGTCGCCCGAGTAGAACTCGACCGCGTAGTGGACCTGCTTCGGCTGGACGGCCGCGAGCTGCTGGTCGTCCTTCAGGAGGGTGAAGTGGATTTCGCCCGGGCTGTTGTAGACGAGGCTGGCCCCGACGTTCTTCGCCTCCTCGAACACGGCGACCAGTCGCCCCGGCGCGCGGCCCACGGTGGGGGTGACGCCGTCGGCCTGAAGGAGGTCGCGGATGAGGATGCGCCACGGCGCCTTCGGGTTGATTTGGACCGCGTCATAGCTGCCCGGGTCCGGATTGAAGTCCTGCGTCAGGACGATGGTGGCGTATGTCCACGCGGAGACGCCTTGCTTCTGGTCCCACTGCCGCGCGCGCCAGTAGTACGTCCCGGCGGCGAGCGCCCGGCCGCTGTAATACTCCGTCCAGTCGGTGGCACCGAGCGGGTCCGAGGTCTGCCCCGAGTCCCACAGGATGCCGTCCGGCTCGTTCCACGACGACGAGCCCGGGAGGAACGGGCTGAGCTGGACCTGATGCGAGTCGAGATGGTCTCCCGCGTCCGAGTCACTGAATGTGCCGCCTTGGAACTTGACGAGGTTCAGGCTGGCGAACGATGCGCCACTGACGGGGAGAAGGGTCGGCGCGTTGGGCGGGGTGTCCGTCAGGCTGATGGTGACGAGCCCGGACCACGGCGACGTCTGGCCCTCTTGGTCCTTGTACTGGGCGCGCCAGCGGTAGTTGACACCGGCCTGCATGTTGAACCCGTAGTTGCGCATGTCCACTTGGAACCGGGCGTTGGTCCGCTCGGTGTTAGTGGCGACCTGCGTGGCGGTGGCGATGACCTTCGAGTAGGTCAGGGCCGAGTAGTTCGTGGTGATGGCCACGATGCCCGCGCCGTTCGGGACGGTCCGCAGCTTGAACGCGTTGGCGGTCAGGCCCGAGGAGTGGACGTAGTAGGTGGCGAACGCCGTCAGCCCGGCGCCGCCCGTCAGGCTGGTGAACCGAATGAGGTCGTTGGCGTGGAGCCCATGCGCCGTCTTGTTGATGAGGTCAGACGAGGCCGTCGCCGTGCCCGCGACGCCGTTGTCGTAGATTTCAATGTTGGTGGATTGCAATGTGTCGGTGGCTCGGATGTCGCTGAAGTCACCGCCGAAGTCCACCACGGACGCCTGCGCCCCGACCGGCACCATGTTCTGCGGGACGTTCGGGATGGTCGGCCCCAGCGTGTAGGTGATGGTGAGGACCGGCCGCTCCGACACGTTGCCGTGCTCGCGCGACCATGCCGACCAGTTCTGCTTCGAGTCGCTGTACCCGTACAGGCCGAACCCGTGGTTGCTCGCCTTGCCGCCGCCGGACACGGACGACGGAGCCCACGCCTTGACGATGGTCAGGACGTCGAGCTGGTGCAGAAGGGCGGAGCCCTTGGGCAGGACGGTCGGGGTCTTCTGGCCCGACGTGGTGTAGCTCGGGTTGACGTAGTCCGTCGAGTCGAAGTGACCGTCGGCGTTGTTGCCCTCGGTGAAGGCGGACGTCAGCCGCCGAATGACAATCTTCGGGGTGTCGGTGCTGCCCGGCGCGGTCATAATCCCGGGCTCGCCGGAGGCGCCGAAGCTGTCGTACTCGTCGGTGTAGATGTCCAGCGTGGCGGCCGTGATGGTGGCCATGCCCGTGAACGAGATGGGGAAGTGGAGGAACGAGTCGTAGTCCCGGGAGCCTTGGCGCCCGATGTAGAGATGCTTCGACTTGCCGCAGCCCTGACCGCTGCCACCGCTCGTGCTGTTGGACCGGACCGTGTCCCTGTCTGGGGAGAAGGTGATGACCGGCACGGTCTAGTCCGGGTTCTGCTCGGGCACCTTCAGTGCACGGCTCAGCTTACGCCACTCCTCCTCGGCCACCTGAAGGTCGCTGTTCAGCATCCCGAGGGTGACGTCCGAGTTGTTGGACCGGGTCTGCCACTGCTTGAACAGGACGCGGGAGCTGGTGAGTCGCTTCAGACCCTCTACTCGGCAGAAGGTGCGGAGCGCCAGCTCCAGCTCAGCACTCACCGGCACCACGTCAGCATCGTCAGAGATGGGCGCGTAGGGCGAGTAGCCCCACACGCGAATGAGGTCGGTCGTGTAGATGAGGTCGGCGATGTAGTCCGGGATTTCGAGCTTGCCGTTCCAGACCTCCCACCCGGCGATGCTGTCACGGGCTGTCTGCCCGGCCTTGGCCTTGACCTTGAAGGCGAAGCGGGCGGGCGTCCCGCGCCAGACCTCCACCCGGACCAGCCGGATTTCGGGGACGGCGACGGGGAAGTCCGCCGACCGCAGCGGGTAGACGAACTGGCCGGAGACCGGGTCGATGTCCTCTTGGAACTGGTCCGGCGCCACGCGCGCGATGGCGGCGAGGCCCTGCTGGATGAAGTCCCTGACCGCATCGACGTCAAACGTCTGCTGCGAGGGGTCAGCGAGGTCTCGCGAGACGAGAGCCTGAAGGGCCGAGTATGCCGTCAAGGCTTACCCCGGCTTGACTTCGTGGGTGTCCTGCACGACGCAAGCGCACTTGGTGCACTGGCGCATGGTCTCATCGACGTGGTCGGACATGAGATGGACCGGCCCGTTGGCCCCGGTGCGGCAACCGCGAGGGCAGGGGTCGGAACTGGTCAGGACTGTACGTCCCTTTTTGGCGACGGGAGTGCTCATGGTCGCCATAGTCTACTCCCTCACGTCCCGGGACACAAGGTCCCCGGCGAGGTACCGCTCGTAGTTGAGCGCGATGTCGGCGTCACGGGCGACGCGGTCGTTGGCCCAGACGCAGACGGCGCATGGGCAGCCATCGAGGGGGGCCGGTCGGCCGTCGTGGGCGGGGGCAGCGGGGGCAGCGTTCGCGGTCTTCATGCGTAGGACTCCCAAAACCACATGTGGCTTCCATCGACGGACCCCGGGTCGAGGACCGTTCCAGTCAGAGTGACAGTATACGCGCTGGACCCGGCGGGCACAAGCGGCCACGTCGTAGCGTTGGTGAAGGTGAGCCAGCTCCGGCGAAGCTGCTCGACGCCGTTCTCCTCCACCGTAAAGACCTTCTCCCGCTTGAACCGCAGGAGACGCCGCGACACCTTCGAGTACGAGACCACGGTGTAGTTGACCGTGATGTTGATGGCGGCGCCACCGGCCGTCAGGGAGACAGCGAAGGCGTTGGCGGTGAGCCCGGTGGCGATGACGTAGTAGTTCGTGTTCAGGGCCAGTCCGGTCCCCGCCGTCAGGGTCGTGAAGTAGACCCGGTCTCCGGCGACCAGCCCGTGAGCGGTCTTCGTGACGAGGTCCGTACCGGCGTCCGCCGTGGCCCCGGTGTAGGCCGGGTCGGTGGTGGCCGGAATTGCAATGGTGTAGTTCGAGGCGCCCGCGACGACGGTGATGACCCCCGCCTGTGCGCCGACCGCCATGAGCATGTTGAGCGGGGCGTTGTACGTGCCCCGGTTCAGGAAGGTGCCGCTGAAGGTCTGGTACTTGGCGGCCTCGACCCGGGTGTAGAGAACCGTGATGTCCACGATGGCCCCGCCGTTGGTCAGGGAGACCTTGAAGTCGTTGGCCGTCAGCCCGGTGGCGCTCACGTAGTACGACGTGTTCAGCGCGAGCCCGGTGCCCGCCACGAGACGGGTGAAGTAGATGCGGTCGCCAGCGACAAGCCCGTGCGCCGTAATTGTAATGAGGTCCGACGTCGCGGCCGTGCCGTTGACGAGGACGACGGTGTCGGCGAAGGCCACGTCCTGTGGCACGACGCCCTCGAAGGTAGGGTCGCGCATGGCGAACATGCCGGACCACGTCATGGCCATCGCGTCTCCATCCACGCCGCCGTGGCTGTCCCGGCTGACGGGGGCGTGGAACCCCTTGGGCATCACGAGCGCGCGCATGTCGATGGTGCCGCTCGGGTAGTTCGCTTGGTCGTTGGTCGGGACGCTGAAGTACAGGGGCAGGTAGCCCTTGTCGCCCGGGATTTCGCGGGCCGCAAGCACGGGGCTCATCGTCGCCCGGAGCTGCCACAGGATGTCGTAGCACAGGGCTCGGGTCTTGCCGTACACCGTGCCGCCGAGCCGGATGCGCCGCCCGCCGAGGAACGGGTTGCCGACGTCCATGCCGTCCGCCTCCGCGCGCTTCTCGCTGAACTGGACGATGTCCACGTCATCGGGGTCGAAGGTGTCGATGACCGACCCGGCGATGCCCTTGCCCAGACCATCCGTGCTGTCAACGGCGTCGGCGACCGCCGAGTCGTTCAGCTTGAAGTTCCGGTAGATGATGTCCCGAGTCGTATCCATTGGCCTCCCATGGTACATGAACAGGCCCCCTGCCGCAATGGCAAGGGGCCTGTTGTTGGTCCGCTAGGGGAGCTTCACGCTCCAGCCGCTAGAGCTGGGACGTGTGCTCGATGCGCCGGTACCGGGCGGGGGTGACGCCAGTGGCGTTGGCACCCTCTCCCATGATGACGGCCCCGAACATGCCCTTCCACCCAATCTGGGTGAGCTGATGCAGCGGGTCCGTGGTCCCACCCGGCTGGGTGAGGTACGTCTGGATGCTGCCCCAGTCGCCGAAGGCGTACGCCTCCGGTCCGAAGATGACCGCATTGAGCACGTCGTTGACCACGTTGGCCGTGAAGGCCGAGCTGTCCGACGTGATGTCGATGGCCGCGCCGTTGAGCGTTGCCGACAGCTTGAAGGTCGTCGCCGTGACAGGCGCCACGACGAAGTACGTGTTGCCTGCGGTCAGGCCCGCACCGCCCGTGATGGCGGTGATTTTGATGCGGTTCCCCGCCACCAGACCCAGAGGGGCCGAGTAGGTGATGAGGTCTGTGGCCGCGATGGCCGCCGCACCCGCGTTCGTCAGGACCGGGCCGTTGACAGCCGCGAAGCTGACAGCCGCCGGGGACTCGATGAACCGGACGCCTGCGTACCGGCCGACTTCCCCTGTGAACAGGGCAGCCGAACCCGCGTAACGCTGGGCGTCAATCCACCCGCCGACCGCCGTGTCGCTTTCGAGGTCGAAGGTCGAACCCGGGTGCACGATGGCGCGGTAGGTGCCGTCCGAGAAGGTCGGGACCGCAGCAGCCTTCAGGCGAGCGACGGTGAGCTTCACGAGCGCGCCCGTGAGGGCGGAGTTGCTGTTGATGGTCGCACGGGAGGTTGCCCCACCCGCATACGTGACCTGCGCACCAGCCGACAGGACCTCGGCGACCCTGCGGTCGGCCGTGGCGATGGCGTTGCGTGCGACTCGGTCGGCGGCCTCGCTCAGGAGGTCGAAGGGCGACTCCATGAGACCGATGTCCGAGAGCTTGATGACGCGGCCTGCCTGATTGGCAGAGAATTCCTCGTAGCCGATGGCGAGGTCTTCCGTGGTGTTCGGCGCGCCCTCGTTGAGCCACGGGAGCGTGCCCGGGGTCGGCGTACCGGCCACGACGGACATGTCCGCGATGTTGATGAACCGCATGACGTTGTTCGTCCCCTTGACGAACGCGGCCTCACGGAAGTTGCCCGGAAGAAGGTGCGGGAGCGGTGCTCGGAGCAGTTCCTCCAGACGCTTGTTCACCAGAGCGACAACCGTCTGGTTGAAGTTCGTGGTGGCGGTGGAAACGATGGTACCCATTGGGGGTGTTTAGCTTTCTCCGGTCTTGCCGGTGTCTAGTCCCAGCTCGGCGTCATGGCCTTCAGTCGAGCCTTGATGTCCTCGGACGTCTCGGGCTTGACTTCGGTGCCGACTGCGCTTCCGCTGGCGGCGCGATTGCTCGCGTTGGGGTTCTGTGGCGCCGGGGGTTCTGCCCCGGGGACCTCGGCGAACAGGACCTCGAACTCGGCGAGCCGGACCTCATCGGTGATTTCCGGGAGTTTGGCTCGGGCGTTCGGGAACTTGATGTCGAGGATTTTGGCGTTGGCGTTGACGTCCGCGTCGGTTGCTCGCTTCTCAGCGGCCTCCAACTTGGCTTGAAGGGTGGCGATGTCCGCTGCCTTCTGGCCTTCTGCATCGAGGTCGGCCTTCTCGTACTTGACGAGCTTGTCCTGTGCCTCTTTGAGCTGGCGAGCGGCTTCTGAACGAGCTGCCTCGGCTCCTGCTTGACGCTTCCGTGCGAGGGCCAATTCGGTCTGCTCCGGCGAGCCTGTCGGGTCCGGGGTCGCTGTCGAGCCCTCGCCTTCTGGGGTCGTGGTGGCGGCCGTGCCGTCTGCGGTTTCTGTCATGTCGGGAACTGTACTACCTTTCTGCGGCGATTGCAATAGCAAGCCGCACTACCGTCACTGTGATGTGACGAAAAGCTCTTGCAACCGGGCGAGGTCATCCTTCAGGATGGGCGCCAGTGCTGCCGCCGGGGTGGGTCCGGAGATACTGGATGAGGTTCCGCTGGCCGGTGCACCGCCACCGGACGGGGCCGCGCCGGACGGAGCGCCGAGCCCCGACAGCGATTGCAATGCGGGGTCGAGCTGGGGCTGGTCCCCGCCAGTGATGGTGTCCACGGCGCCCGGGACCTCGTTGAGGGTGGAGACGACCTGCTTGACCCACCGCTGCGGGCTGATGGTGGACAGCTCGTCGGCGAACATGGTACCGAGGTCCTTGCCTCCGAGAACGTCCTTGAACATGGGCGACATCCGCGCCGAATGGTCGGACCAAGGCAGCGACGGCGTCAGGTAGTCGGCGAGGAACGCCCCGGCGGACTTGTCCACCGAGTGCATCTTCGAGTCGAAGTCGGTGTCGTACTCGCGCTGGAGGGCGATGGCGCGCTGGACGTCGTTGATGATGTAGGTCGCGGCGTAGGGGTTCTTCGCGAGGAACTTGACGCTCTCCGGGAGGACCTTGCCCCACATGTAGCTCGACGGGTAGAGGCCGAACAGGGGGTGGTTCAGACTGCGCTCCAGCACGTTCCGCTTGGTCTGCATCTCGGCGAGCCGGAAGACGTCCTGCTGCGCGTCCTGAATTTTGTTCTTCAGCAGGCTCACGACCAGTGCGTGGGTCCGATTGAACGGCGTGGCCTGCGCGGTCGGCACCTTCTCCACGAGGTCGCGGAGGTCGGAGCGGGTGCGCGAGCCCAGCTCGGCGCCGATGTTGTCGCTGACCCAGCGCGAGAGGGACTGCATGTAGCCTTCAACCTCGGGGTTCGGGTGCGGCTTGCCGGACGCGATGCGCTCCTTCACCATCTCGGGGAAGTTGTTGCCGAAGAAATTGTCATAGGGGTCGGCTTCGAGCGCGTGCCACTGGCCGTCGGCGCCCAGCATCTCCGTCTTCTCGGGCGGGATATGGCCGACCGTCAGCCGGTCCTCGCCGCCGACGTGGCGCCCCGGGCCAATCTGCCCGGGCACGTCGGCCTCCTTGACGCGGAAGATGGCCTCCCCCTCGTTGCGGTTGTAGAACGAGGTCGGCTTGCCGGTGGTCAGGCCGATATGGTCCGGGATGCCGCCAGCAGCGGCTCCGGGCTTCTCGACGCGGTAGGCGTAGCCGGGCTCGACCTTGAAGGACTTGGGCAGGCTGGCGACGGCCGGGCGCGGCGCGGCGCCGGGCGCCGACTTCGGCACGACATAGTCGAACGAGGCGGGCTCGATGTGCGGGTTGACCGCGCCGGTCGCGGCCTCGAACTCCTGCATGAGGGTGTCCTGCGCCGAGACGTCAAGGTGCGAGCGCCAGACCTTGGTCCACTCCTCCAACGGCTGGCTGGCCTTCCCGGCCTTCAGGAATTGAAGGAGCTGGCCCATGTGCGTGTTGATGTCCTTGCCGCCAATGTTCGACGCCATGGTCCCGGACAGGTACTCCCACGGGTCCATGCCACGGTTCCGGGCCTCCATTGCAATGAGGTCCTGCGCCTCCTTGGCGTAGTGGGCGCTGATGTCGAGGCCGCCTTGGTCGATGGGGCGGGCGAGGTTCTGCCAGTAGC